GCTATACGGAAGGTTTGTTTGTACCGCTTGTGACTTTTCCCTATTTGATCTAGGACCTATTGAATGTCCTGCATGTGGTAAGCCGACTATGGAGTATCGTGAAGTAACTCTTGTGGATAATGATCTACGTATTGCTGGTCATACAGATGGTTGGATTAAAGGTATTGGAGACGATACTCTAATTGAGATTAAGTCTATTGGTCCAGGCACTATTCGTTCAGAAGCACCACAGCTAATGTCAGAAGCAGATGGTGACTTTATGAAGGCATGGAACGCTATTCGTCGTCCATTCCCTAGCCATATTCTTCAGGGTCAGGTTTACCTGGAATTAATGAAGCGCATGGGTCATGAAGTAAACGAGATTGTATTTTTATATGAACTTAAGGCAGACCAGTCATACAAAGAGTTCAAGGTAAAGGCTGACTACGAAATTGTAGAGCACGTATTTGAAGGCGCTGAAAAGGTAGTAAAAGCTGTTGAAGCTGGTATTGTTCCAGATTGTAACAACAACCCTGGCGGTACCTGCAAGCAATGCGACCCTTATAAGGAGGACTAATGTCTGCACTAGACAAGTTTAAAGACTGGAATCTTACATTTAATAAACCAGGTATTGATCAGGTTCACTTACCAGACGATATCACTGCAATTGACTCAGAAAATCTAGGTAAGCTGTTTACAGAACTAACTGCATGGACAGACTACATTGAGTCTCAAACTGCTATGGCAATTCTAGAAGAACGTGCTGCTTTAAAAGCTAAAGACTATCAAGAAAATCTTATGATGATCAAGCGCATGGGCACCACTGTAAAAGGTGAGCGCATTACTATTATTAAAGCTGAAATTGCGACACACCCGGACATTGTAGCACTTGACAATACGTACGAAGAGAAGTATGCTTATCGTAAGCTAGTTGAAATGCTACTGACAAACCACGAGCGTGACCTATCCCTGGTTAGCCGTGAAATTACACGTCGTACCAACGACTACAGGAGGAACATTTAATGGGGTACATGAAGGAACTATACACAGAAATGCACACAGAAACAGAGGATAACATGCCAAAATTTGAAGATCTACCAGAACATCTAAAAGAAGAAATTCGTAAAAATGGTTTAAACACAGAGTTTCAAGAAGCTGTTCAGCAAAAATTCCAGCACGCTAAGCACGTACTTTTAAGCAAGCACAAGGACTATGGACCAACCAACATTAGCCTAAGTCCAGGTGGACCACTAAATGGTTTGCGTGTACGTATGCACGATAAAATGGCTCGCATTAATCATCTGATTGATACAGGAGCTACGCCAGAACATGAATCACTAAAAGACTCTTTCCTAGATTTGGCAAACTATGCTATTATTGCTATGCTCGTTCTAGATGACGAGTGGGATAAGTAAGAAATAAACTAAGGAAGGTAAAATGTCATTTGATTATGACCGTTGGTTAGAAAGCCCTTACACTGATGCAGGCGAGCCTTGTGAGCATGTCTGTCCAGAATGTGAAGGTGAAGGAACAGCTTGGGACGAAGAAAACCAAGTAGCAATAGAAGACGAGCCTTGTCCAGCCTGTAAAGGTGAAGGATCCTGTGATGGTGGATGTGAACCAGATGAACCAGACTACAGTTGGGAACCAGAGGACTACTAATGACTGAAGCACAAACAGAGCGTATTATACAGCTACTAGGGATTATTGCACGCGGATCAAATCCTGACTGGGGCAATATCATCAAAAAGATTGTAGATGATCATGAGTAGTGAGCTAAAAATGGTGCTCATTACTTTTATAGCAATTACTGTAGGTATCTTGGCTTTTATTTGGGGTAACAACCTTCCTGAATGCCACGAAGTTAAGTACCAAGACTTGTCAGGAACACATAGCAAGACTGAATGTCATACAAAAGATTACATAAACTGTTGGGATAACTACACAACAGAACACGAAGCAATAAAAGCCTGTGAAGGAAAATAGATGGAACAAATAGCATGGATACTAGGCGGATTTGCCATAGGGTACTTTATAATGAAAGCCGCCTCAGCATTTATTAACTGGGTAGAAAAACATGAAAAGAAATGACCGAAAAAGTATTTGGCACTGAAATAAACGGATCGATGACTGTATCTATAGGAATAGACCAGTCATTGACCGGTTTTGCCGTAACTATTTTAGATGTAGATAACCCCACTAATTACCGAACTTGGGTGTATAAATCCCCTTATCGAGGCGTGAAAAGACTTGTAGATATCTCCTCCTGGTTAGTTAAGAAACTAGAATTAGTTGAAGAGAGATATGTAGTAGATGTTGCCATGGAAGGCACAGTCTTAGCTAGCCATTCTGCACTAGTTTTAGGTGAACTAGCAGCTGTGGTTAAAATTGTTTTCTGGTCATTTTTTGAAGACTGGGACCACCAAGACCACCTAAGAGTCCCCCTGCAGATTCCGCCAATGACCCTAAAAAAGTATGCTGCTGGTAAAGGTAACGCTAAAAAGCAAGAGATGCTCATGCAGATATACAAGCGATATGGGGTAGAGTTCAACGACGACAATGCTGCTGATAGCTATGGATTGGCTAGAATGGCAGGAAAACTGCATATAAATGATGTAGAAGCTCAAATAATTGAACAAATAAAAGATCCTAAATACCGAGATTCTTTGTGAGTTTTCTGTCATCCTATATAGGAGGATGGCGCACTATACCGAAAACTAAGGATCACAAATGAGTGAAGAAATCGACATCCCATCCACAGAAGAACCTTTTCTTAGGGTTTCAAATGGATCTAATCCACAATCTGTAGCATCAGCAATCGCACACGCTATTTATGAAAATAGACAAGTAAAACTACGAGCAGTAGGTGCAGGTGCAGTAAACCAGGCAGTTAAAGCAATAGCAATTGCCAGAGGTTACGTAGCTCCACGCGGGTTTGACCTGACATGCAAGCCAGGATTTACTACTATTGAATCACGAGATGGCGAAATTTCCGCAATGACTTTTGCGGTAATGGCAAGTTAAGGAGCCACTAATGGCAAGAGCAAGTAAGCTAGGTCACGCCATGCGTCGTCGTATGGGTGTTCCATCAAGTTATTCACAGACAGCAGGTAAAAACATGAGCAGAATGCACAAAACGTCAGATGAACACTATGCAGACCAGTCAGCTGCAGGTAGTGCAAGAATTCCAATGGGTTCAGACATTTACAATGTAGATGCAGTTGCCCCAGAAATGGGTACACTAATACCTAAGAAGAACGTGCAAGCTGGTGACCCTGTAAATCCAGGTAGTAAATCTGGTGGTCGTCCACAAGTATTAAATGCTGGTGGAGAGCGTCTAGGTGCTGCATTTGTACCTAAAGCTACATACACAGTAATTGACCCAGCAGCTGGTCTAACCATGCGCAATGCAAGAGTTATCCCATCAGTTGCAGGTCGTGCAACCCCTAACTTTGGTATGGGAATTCAAACTTCTCAACAATAAAAAGGCAGTAAATGCTAAAAGAGTTAAAAGAGATTACTCCACCACCGGCAGCTGAAGGTATGCCTAACGTTGACGTACCCGATAACTTTGCGCAAGCAACAATCCACTCAGCCCAAACTAACACCACTCAAGGTCAAACGACCTCATGGTTATCTAGAGCACAGCATGGAACCCCTAAAGGTCTGAGTAAGTTTAATAGAAAAACTTATATGGACTGGGGCGATGAAAATACTGCTCAAATGCCTCAATCTCTACGAGCACAACCGATGGGTATGTAATGGCTGGATCAGTTAATAACTATAGCCCAAGTCAAAACTGGCAATCGCTAGGTGCTAATGGGTTAATGGGTTATAACAACCAAGGTGGTCAGGGTCTTCCTGTAGCTCGTGGTGAACTTGATGCTATCCGTATTGGTACAGGTAGAGTTCCTAGCGCAGAATACCCTGATGGTTATTTAGGAACGATCCGTTCTAGACGTGATGATCGCCTACTAGACTCAATCAAAAATCGTATTGGTCAAAAGGCATACCAGCGTGGTGTTCACAGAGGTGAGCGTGTCGAAGCATCTGCCTACTTCTGGGATAGAGAATTTAATGACCAGATGGGCATCAAGCGTCAGAGCCGTGCCAAGTATGTTAACAATAATGGTGCGATGATGTACATGACTCCTAAAGGTGCTCCAGACATCAGACTAACCCCTGCTCCACACCTAGTAAATGACGGTAAATCAAATATGCGCTCAGATCAACCAGGCGTGCTAAATGTCCAACGTGCACAAGCGTTGACCTACTTAAAACCAGTTTGGAAGTAAAATGCCCCTTTTTAATCATAGAAACAAAGCAGGTACTGGTCAAGGTAAAGTTGTAAAACTACCTTCTAATAACTTGTTTGATTACGACAACCCAGCACATACAACAGCACCAGCAGCAAGCCCTGCCGTAAAAGCAGAAGCCGCAAAAATGTTAGCAATGACACCAGAACAAAGAAAAGCACATCTTGCTGCAAACCCAAGACCTGATAAGTCTAAGCCAGACGAAAGACTTGCAGAAATGAATAGACAGACGTTTTTTTAGAAAATAATGCCATCACAAATAGCTGATAAAGGGTTTGGTTACGGTACCAATGAGGTAGACGGTCGTTATGACTACACCAAGCCATGGGTTACCAATACCCCAAGTGGTATGGGACCTAAATGGGGTTACCTAGGACCTTGGGCGTCAAATATGGAGCGCCTAACTCAGCAAGCATTGATGGTAGCAACTATTCCTGGTGTACAAATTCAGGATATGGTAAGACCGCCTCTACCACAAATTCAACTTTTTCCAGATAGATATGGATATGGAGACCGCACTCAACCTACAATTGAGGATGTAGTTTCTGTAGACCGTGTTTACATGGAGCCACGAGTATCCTGGTATTCTGGTAGCCCAGCTGGCTATTCAGGTACTAGCCGAAACGCAACGGAGAGTAACTAATGAGTAATGTACCAGATAGGTCTAATGACCCAAAAAGAAAAGTTCCATTTTCTGCAGAACAAGTTGCCCAAGCTAAACAAGATGCTCAACAGTTTGGCACTGCATGTAGTGGCACAAATGAGTCCCAATGTGATCCTAGTGTAGGAGTTATCTGTGATAAGCATTGGAACGATGTTACTAAAAGCTATACCGCTCTTCTCAAATCAAAAGGTTTGAACAGAGCCGGTAACAGAAAAGGCAGAAAGAGACGCTAATGGATGATGGTGATGGCGCATACACGCTAGAATTACAGGCAGGTCAAATTGCCAGAAATGCAATGATTTATAAAGGATCAGCTCCTTGTCCACAATGTGGTGTAGTAGTAAACCCAGTAGAATACATGTACAATAATGGTCTATGTTCACCCTGCAAAGAACGCAGAATGCAGGCTAGAATTAAGAATAGAATGGTTTAAGGAGCCAAGATGTCAGTACCAGATCGCGGTAATCACCCAAACCGCAAAGCAACTTTCCAGTGCTTTGAATGCGGCAAAAATGCCCCTATCCATGAAGCTGGCGTAGACGGCGTTTGTAATGCCTGTTTTGACGACCGTTATGCACTTGATGGTGGTTACTATGAGTGCACACACGTTAAAGCAGATGATAGTGGTATGTGTGACTACTGGGCTCAAGGCAACAACAAAGCTCAACGTCGCAATGACCTAGACCGTCACTTTGCCGAAGATCCAGAACACAATGAAGACCCTAACAGCAGGTATACTGATGAGGATGAAGCGTCTAATTTCCATTCAAGTTTTGCGCCTTCTGATAGAGAAGAAGATGAGTTCCACGCAAACAAAGATCGCGATCGTGAAGAACCAAAAAGACCTTACGGAAAGAGTGAATAATGGCAGTTAACAGCAGTCGTTCAATGAACGCAAGCCTAGGCGAAGGATCAACTGACGGAAAATACCGTAAAATTCGCCCAGACACCGAAGTATCTGATATACTAGGTAATGAAAAGACTCTAGACAACAGACAGACCCTACACCCATTTTATGGGTATGGATTTGTTACCACTGAATACCCAGACGCAGAGAAAGTAAATCCAGGTAAATAATTATGCCAAAAGCAAAGCTAACTAAAGGTTTGGTTCGTAAAGCAACTAAACTAAACAAAGAAATCTCAAAAAGCGAACTAAGAAAAGCAGGTGCTAACCAGGGTACCGTTAATGCAGGTCTTGGCGGTCGAAACGTTGCAAAAACAAAGCCTATTCGCGACAAGGTAGCATATGGAGTTGCAAAAGCAACTTCCGGAGCAACAGCAGCCGGAATTTCACCTAAAAAATCTGCAAAAATTGTTAAGTCAGCCTCTAACTACGCATTTAAAAAATCCCAGTAATATTACCAGATCTACTTAATCATTAATAAGGAATAATAAATGGCAGAAGCACCACTAATTGGATCACGCGACTTACAACATAAAGGTCCTTTAATTCGCCTACTTCGTTGTATGGTGTGTAATAGCTGGGAAGAGCTACCAGACTGGGATGGCGCAGTAGAAGAAGATTTTCTACTAGAAGTCACTATAGAAAAACACAAGTTCCCTTCAGGCGAACCACACAAAGGTAAGCTATTTAAGATTCCTATGTCATACTGGGCTGATCGTGAAAAGCGCAAAGCTGTACTAGACCAACTAGGTGGCGGTGGTTCACTAGGTCTAGACGCATTTGACCCAGATAAGTCATTCTACGACAGCAAGATGCAATTCTCAGAAGATGCAATGACATGCTGGAAATCCAAGCTAAAGCCTACAGATGGTTGTGCCGAATATGGTTCAGCCGAAAAGCGTATTCTACCTAAGACAGCAGTAGAACGTAAAGAACTAGGATTACCTAGCCCAGCAGATGCTCCAGGTCCAAAGATTTATATCTGTAATTTTTGCCCTATGCACTCAGTTATCACAACCAAGAATCGTCAGAAACAAGGAATGTACGATAAGTAATGGCAAAAGGCAAATCAGCACCAGCACCAGTTGTAAAAAGTGGTAGCGGTCGTAACAATGGTAAGGCGTCTAAAAAGCGCCCTAAAGTATTCGACGCAGTAAAGCGTCGTTTAGTAAACAAGGAGAAATAAATGGATACCTATTTCGTAGTAACAATCAACTCAGATGGTACTTTTGAGATGCACTCAGAACTACCAGAAAACCTAGAAAAAAGCCACGAGATCACTATTTCTGAGATCTACACTGTAGTCAAGCAGATTGTACAGAACGTAGAAGCACAGATGGTAGCAGATCGCGTTACAAATGCAGTTTTGTCCGCTCTAGCACCGCAGGTTGAGCAGACTGTACCCGACAAGGTAAAAGAAAAGCTAAAAGAACGCGGAATTAAGACCGATTCTAGCGAGGAGACAGCGTAGAATAGTCTTATGACTATTAACGCTAGACCTACCTCGTATTTCAGCGTGCCCAGTCCTACCCTGGATCCTAAACTATTTCAGGGTAGGACTTTGCATTCTGGCGTTAGATCAGAAATTACTGCTATTTTAGATAAGTATCTAAATACTAAGTACAACCATCCTGAAATCTGGTCACATGCATGGTTAGCAGGGTCAGGTGTTTCATTCCAATGGCAAGCCAATAGGCAGCCAGGTGATTTGGATTGTTTAGTAGGCGTAGACTTCCCACAGTTTAGACGTGCCAACCCATCATACCAAGGTCTGTCAGATTCAGAGATCAGTTCTGAAATCAATGAAGGATTTAAGTCAGAACTAGACCTACAGACCAACAACTGGAATGGGTACGAGCTAACATTTTATGTTAACCCATCAGCTACAGATATTAAAACTATTCGTCCTTATGCAGCGTATGACCTAAAGTATGACGAGTGGACAGTTACACCAGACCCACAAATGCAGCCGCCTCATAATCTGGAATGGGAGAAGGTAGTTGCCGAAGATTCAAATAAAGCCACCCAAATTCATACACGCGTTACAGCTGCAATTAACGAAATCCAGATGTCAACTAATCCAGCAGTAAAAAGAAATGCTGAGCTAAAGGCAGTTAGTGCAGGACAGCAAGGATTAGCACTATTTAATGAGATCCACTCTAATCGTAGCCAAGCGTTTAGCCCAAGTGGTAAGGGGTATGCAGATTTCAATAATTACCGCTGGCAAGCAGGTAAACGCGAAGGCACAGTACAAAAACTAAAAGGTATCAGCAAATACCTATCAGGACTATCATCAACAAGTTATGGTGTAGAGCTGCCAGATGCAGCCACCCTAATTCGTAGATCCGCAGTATATAGGAGTCAATAATGTCTGATGAAAACATTGGAAAACAATTTAAAGGAATTGCAGGAAACTTACTGCTTTCTGATGCGTCAGATAGCCTAGAACAAATGAAAAATATTGTAAGACCGTACTCTGACAAAGTATTTGCAGACAATATGATGTCAGACAAAGATCAACTTCGTCATCCAGCTATTTATGCCCATAATGAGTTGTACTTTGCTGGACTGTCATTAGCATCAGCAACTAATCATCACAATTACAATGATTGGGTAGATGCAGTTCCTGAACTAATGAAATCTAGTGCAAGAGTGATCAACGCAGCCACAGGTCTAATAGGAGATGCAGGCAAACTACCATTAGATAGCGATCATCAAGCAGAGTTTAAAAACCATTTTGATAATTTCCACTCAAAATTAAATGATTACGTTAACTTATATGGAGATTTAGAAAGATAGCCGTGTCATTAAAAGATACATGCCACAAATGTAGTCATGAATTACTAGCAGGAATGTGCACAGAAGATTATTGTAAGTGTGATTGTTTAGGAGACGATTATGAATAATAAACCAGAAGAACAACCAGAAGAAAACCCTAATATAGGCAAGCAGTTTGAGGAAATCATGGGTCAAAATATTTCTCCTAAAGAGGAACAAGACATGAAAATAAGAGCCCACGTAGATAATATATGGGAAATTCTAGGTGGTACAAATGATCCAGAAGAACAGCATGATCGGGACTACAAGCTACGTCGTCAAAGAATGGTAAACTTTCCCGACAATATGGTAAAAGAAGATGAAGATGGGCTACCACAAGTCGTTTACCACACCAAAGATAAATTAGGAAGAGAATGGAAGCATACCTGGAACGGATTTGCTTACATTGATCACCACCATCCAAAGTATGGTCCAATTGAAGTAAGTAATTTGCATGACTATTCATTAAATTGGGGCGAGCAACCATACGAAAAAGGTCTATTTACTCCTCATGAGTTTTTACAGCACGTTAATTCGTTTACTGAAACAGCCCATGAAAATTATAAGGATGAAGATCTAAGATAACCAATGAGAATATTAGTAGAAATAGATGGTGTACTAAAAGATAGGAAAGACGGTGTTATTGCCACCGGATTTTTAATGTATGGACCATTAACAGCATATAATCAAGTTGTTTTAATGACAGAAATGACGCAAGCTGAAGCTGAGCGTTGGCTGAATGTAAATAAGATTGTAGACTATGATCTGCTAATTGACAAGTCAGTTCATCTAGAAACAGAAAATTTACAAGAACGTCAGATACAAGTAGCCCGTTCTCGTGGTAATATAGACTTATTCATAACTAGTAACCCTAAGTTATGGGTGTACGCATTTGATCAAGGTATTCCTAGCGTAATGTTTGGAGTACCTCAGTATTTACGTGCTGATTTTAGACCTGATGCACCAAAAAAGATTAGATCCTGGGATCAAATACAAGAAGCAGTAGAAAAACAGAACATTTTAAAGACAAAAGACGCAAGATTACAACGGACTGAAGGACTAAACTTTGAGTAAATTACCTGTCACAATTAAAGTGGGTACTCAAGACTGGACTATTGTAGAGCACACGTCTAAAGAAGACGGTATGTTGTACGAAGATAACTATGGGTACACCCTAGAGCGCCGTAATATGATTGTCATAGATAAAGATGCGTCAGATAGTCGTAAAAAGCAAGTCCTAATACACGAGATCTTGCACGCCATCAGGTTTACTTTTTTTACAGGTAATAAAATGGCACCAAAGCTAAGTTTTGAAGACACAGAACACTATTTCATTGGTATGTACGAAGAGACATTACTGATGGTTTTACAAGACAATCCACCACTCGTAGAATACTTATTGGATAAAAAATGATCATATTTGGTGGTGTAGAAATACCCTCAAATCGTACCCTTCTAGAACGTTCTGGTGTTACAAACGTAATGCTGAATTATTGGGGGCTACGCAAGCGTGGGCTACCTAAAAACAAGACCTATTTAATAGGCGAGCATTTCCTACCTGAAACAAAAGTATGGGTAGATTCTGGAGCTGTCCAAGCAGATAAAGCCAATCTTTCACGTCAAGAACTAGAGCAATACGCAGCTGATTATGAAGAGTTTATTGCTAACAACTATGATCGTATTGAAGGATTTACAGAATTTGACAGCCAAGTTCTGGGATTGCCTACAATCATTAAGAATAGAGCCGTTTACCAAGGCGATCCTAAACTATGGGTAGTATGGCACGAAACCTATAAAACCTTTGTTTTAGAAGAATGGGCAAAAGAGCATTCTAACATAGCCATTCCTGGTACCGAAATCGAGGCTGTAACGTCGCTAGCCGCCATTACAAGAAGATTACAGCAAATGTATCAGGTTTCATTCCACGCCCTTGCTACGGTCAAACCAGACAATTTACGGCAGATACCATTTGTCACAGCTAGCACACTATCCTGGTTAACTCCAATGAGAAGAGGCGAGACAATCGTTTGGGATGGTAGTAAACTAGTTAGATATCCTAAAAATATGAAGAGCCAAGCCAGAATACGATACAAAAACGTCGTAGAAAAGGCAGGTTTAGATTTTAAAAAGTTTGTAGAAGATGACACATTAGAAGCCACCAAAGTCGCAATTTGGTCGTATTTACAGTTAGAGAAAACAATGGACAAAGAAAAACCCGATCTAAAAGTTATTAAAGGTGGACAACAAGACCCGCTACTATCTGATAACAGTGATGATACTCTATACACCGGTTTGATGCAAATGGGTGGGTATGGTTCTAATAACAGTGATGAAATAGATCTCAAAAAAGAGCGTACTGAAGTGGTACAAAGAGACCCTTCTGAGGTAGTTTCTATGCCTGTTTTTGGGTATGAGTACAAGACTGTAATAGAGACTGAAAACGGCATAGATGTACTAAAAGATGTGCCAGTTGTTAAGTCAAATAGTAGCAGTTTAAGACAGTGCAACACCTGTTTTGTTGCTGCAAATTGCCCTGCATTTAAGCCCGATAACACCTGTGCATTTAACCTGCCAGTAGAGGTAAAAACCAAGGATCAACTGAAATCATTACTTACCGCAGTTATTGAAATGCAGGGTCAGAGAGTAGCATTTATGCGGTTTGCAGAGGAATTAAACGGTGGTTATGCAGATCCAAACGTGTCACAAGAAGTAGACCGTTTAATGAAGTTGGTTAAGTCTATGAAGGAACTTGACGAGAATAAAGAGTTTGTCAGGATTACTGCTGAACGCTCCTCTAGTGGGGGTGTATTGTCAGCTATTTTTGGTGACCGCGCACAGGCACTTAGAGAGATGTCAAACCCTCTAAATCCAGATCAAACTAACAAGATTATACGGGATTCAATAGAATAACTGTTATCTGATAACAGGGGTTTATATACCCTGAAACAAGGTCCGCACTATTTTTAAGTTAATACGTGCAAAAAAATAGTTTTATGCGCGATTGGACAAAGCGTAGTTTATAGGGTAAAATCGTATTCTGCCTAAATCGCAAATACCCCCTTTTACATTAATGGAGAGTCTATATGACTAATTTTTCTTTTAAATTATCCGAAGAGTTTGTAGCAAGCTATAACAGCAAGAAAGCACCTTTTGGCTACGCAGATGTTGCAGGAAACTCAGTAGGTGAAATTACCTTCCTACGTACCTATTCACGCAAGAAGCCAGATGGTACCAAGGAAACCTGGGTTGAAGTATGTGAACGTGTAATTAACGGTATGTACTCACTACAGAAAGATCACGCTAAGCAAAACCGCCTACCTTGGTCAGATGCCAAGGCTGCTGCTAGTGCCAAGGAAGCGTTTGATCGTCTATTCAACCTAAAGTGGACACCACCAGGTCGCGGACTATGGGTTATGGGAACTTCACTAGTAAATGAACAGCGTAACTCTGCTGCGCTACAGAACTGTGCCTTTGTATCTACTAACGAAATGACTAAGGCTAACCCTGCCAAGCCGTTTGCATTCCTTATGGAAGCGTCAATGCTGGGTGTGGGTGTTGGTTTTGATGACAAGGGCGCTGATAAAGGATTTGAAATCTATGAGCCTAAATCAGATCTAGAATATATGATTCCAGATACTCGTGAAGGCTGGGCAGACAGCGCAGTTGCACTTATCAACTCTTATTTAAAGCCAGACCAGCCAAATTGGGTATTTGAATACAAAGAAATTCGTCCATATGGAGCTGCGATTGCTACTTTTGGAGGAACAGCCTCTGGTCCAGAGCCACTAATTAAACTACACGATCAGATTAGGGTATTATTTGCAGGTCGTGCTGGGCAGATGTTGACTCGTAAAGATATTGCTGATATCGGTAATATGATCGGTGTTTGTGTAGTATCAGGAAACGTTCGTCGTTCTGCAGAGCTACTAATTGGTCAGATTGACGATCAGGAGTTCCTAAACCTAAAGAACCCTGAACTAAACCCTGAGCGTATGGCTAACTGGGGTTGGATGTCTAACAACTCAGTAGAAGTATCTGTGGGTACAGACTTCACTCCAATCGTAGATGGTATTGCACGTAATGGTGAGCCAGGTGTTATCTGGATGGACACATCACGTAAGTATGGTCGTTTGGCAGACAAGCCTAACAACAAGGACTGGCGTATTTCTGGGTACAACCCTTGTGCAGAACAAAGCCTAGAAAGTTTTGAGATGTGTACTTTGGTTGAGACTTACCTAAACCGCCACGATAGCCTAGAAGATTATAAGCGCACTCTTAAGTTTGCTTATCTCTATGCTAAGACCGTGACCCTACTTCCTACTCACTGGGAAGAAACTAACGCTATTATGCAACGTAATCGCCGTATTGGTACTTCAATGTCTGGTGTAGCTAACTTTGCAGATAACAAGGGTCTACCTGTACTACGTCAATGGATGGATGAAGGCTACCAGGTTGTAACTGAGTATGACAAGACTTACTCTGAGTGGCTGGGTATTCGTGAATCTATCAAAATGACTACAATCAAGCCATCAGGTACTGTGTCTCTTCTTGCAGGCGAGTCTGCTGGTGTGCACTGGGACGTTGCTGGTCGCTACCAAATGCGCTTGATTACATTTGCAGATAACGATCCAATGTTGCCACTATTCAAGATGGCTAACTATCGTGTAGAAGAAAGCGTATACACTAAGGGGTCATCAGTAGTGTACTTCCCTATCAAATCTAACTCTGTTCGTTCTGCTAAAGACGTGTCTATTTATGAAAAGATCGCTCTAGCTGCAACAGCACAGCGTTACTGGTCAGACAACTCTGTATCAGTCACAGTTTCTTTTGATGCTGAAAAAGAATCAGAAGATGTCGGTCGTGTATTGCATATGTACGATGGACAATTAAAGACCGTATCTTTCTTGCCTAGTGGCAATAAGGTCTACGATCAAATGCCTTACCAGGAAATCACAGAAGACGAGTATAACGGGTACGCTATGCAACTCTTCCCGATTGACTTTAAGGGTGTCTATGCTGGTATGGCATCAGATGCTATTGGTGAGGCTTACTGCACCACAGACGCTTGCGAGATCAAACTCGTCAAGGACAACCAATAAAATAAGGAGAACATATGTTCGGAAAACTAAAGAAACTAATTGCTGATCTAGAAGTTGTGTACAACTTGATTCAATCACACGCTGCTGAACTAGAGCAGTTGAAGGCTGATGTTGAAGCTTTGAAGCCAAAGAAGAAGGTCACCAAGCCAGTTGTAAAGAAGACTACCAAGTAACCTAAATAGAAAAAGCCCCTGGTTTTTGCCAGGGGCTTTCTCTTTATCTTGCTATATTGTAGGGATAACCCTTATAAACCTTATTTGACCAGATGAGTAATCTGTCAAAGGTTGGATTATCGTAGATTGTGCTCCACGATGCGCGTTGATTATCTTGCCATTACCAATATAAATAGCAGAATGGTAGAAGCTGGTAGATCCTTTATAAGCAAATACTACAATGTCTCCTAGTTTAGGTGTGTGAACACGCTTACCTATGTGACCTTGCTTGTTTGCGGAGTGTGGTAATTCCATACCAAATTTTTGGTATGTCCAGCGGACTAATCCTGAGCAATCCCATCCACGAGGACTTGCTCCAGAAAACACATAAGTAGTTCTTCCTACCCTGGTTTTCAAATAGTTTATTACTTTTTTCATTTGAGCAGTATTACGCTGTAGTTTTGCAAATCTTATTAAATCTGCTTTTACATCATTTGTTGATACTACTTGTTCTTTTGCTACAGCATTAGGAATACCAAAAGCTGTTGCAGTTGAAGCAGAACATCCAGCAAGACTTAGAATTATGCCGGCTATTACTATCTTCTTGTTCATCATAGAACCTCCTATCCAAGACTACTTACACAGAAAGGGTATCTGCACAGCCAGCCTTTAATTTGTCAATGGTGTGGTTTTTTGATGCTCTTCTAGTTTAAACGATCTTTGCGCCTAGGGTTCTTTTTAACTAGAACTAATCCATAACGGCGTAGATCACTCTGTATGTTGGCAAAAGCACGCTTATCTGATGGTGTAGCTGACGTAATGACCATCTTGCCATTAGGTGAGAGCCACTTGTAATGCCCCCCATTAGACTTTTCTACACGCCATCCCTGATCTTCTGCTACTTTGATCAGTTCTTGTATTTCTTTTGATTTCATTTTAGTTTTCCTTGTTATTGTCGTTGCATTTACTACATAAGTAAATAGTAGTTGCTGTTCCTAATAATTCAAAATCGTATTCTAGGACATCATCACCTACTGCTTCACATACATCACAGGGTTCATTCACGGGCATAACCCACCTCGTTTAACCATTCATCTAACTTATTTATCGCATTTTCTAAATCCTTAGTTGAACCATAATCATCAAGCCCATTAGGGTTATTCTTTAAATCAATCAAATTGTCTATTAAAATGCTCATTACTAACGTTGCTTCTTCTTCTGTAAGTACTGCGTGCATTAGTTCCTTCCAAATCCAAGATCGTCAAAGCAATCTTCACATAAATAAGTTGATTCTATGTTGTTCCACCCATAACTAATGTGGTTAACAACTTGTCCTAAGCCACATTTCTCGCAAGGATCGTAGTCTTCATCCATAGGATCTAATGGACTTTCACTAATAATTTTAATAGCTAATACTTGGTTAAAATCAATACCATCATCGTAAAGTGGTTCATCCCAAATATCATTATCTTCATCTTCTTCAATAGTGTCTATTGCCAGTAATGTTAACTTATGAGCGTCCTGTGGTAAAGACATACCTGGTTTTGCAATTACAGATATAAAAACAGAGTCATCCAATTCTGCCAATACTACTTCAACTTCATACTTTGTTAGGTTTAGTTCCATTAGTTGTCTCCTTCAAATTCAACGTTGTAGAATGTTCCTTCTTCTTTACAAGCGCTACAGATGTATACCATAGTGCCGTCAATACCATTTGCTCCGTAGTCTGCATCCATTTCAAAGCAGTTGTCGCATAGGTAAATATCTTTTGGTGTTATCATTAGTTATCCTTATCCTTTGGCATAGACCAAACTTTCTTTATTTCATTTAGCCTGCCCCTAAGAACGGCTAAAGCTGTTTCTTGTGCGCCTTCTGCATAACCGATGTCCTGTTTAAGATCAGCGATTACTAACTCATACGCTTTTGTTAGTTCCATTAGTTATTTTCCTTATTTTCGATTACCCATAAGTATTCATAGGTAGGTGGTTGTGAGCCTGTATCTTCTGCCCATTGAAACTGACTATACCATTCATAGTATTTTGATAGTAATGCTGTCCGGTGTGTCGTAGCAACTTCTTCAACAATACAAGGTGGATAGACAAGTTTATTCGAGACCCTGCCTTTCATTACTGCTGTTGTAAAAGTAGTGCGAGCTTTGTCGTCAATAGTCGTGTTGTAGCCCCTGGAACGCCATTCATCACACATAGCAATAATGTAATGAAGTAGTGCTGTTTCATAGCCACGCCACATCTTTACCGCAGGATGGTTTGCCCAGCCTTTAGGAATGCGATCATTGCCCAAAGGATCTAGTTCGGTAAGCGTCATAAGGATCTGCCACCCTTCTAACGCTTGTTTGTTTAGGCGCTTGTTGTCTAGCGTTTTAGCGATCTCACTAAAGTTAGTTGTCGCTATTGGTATAAATGTCTGCATTAGTTTTCCACTATCCAAGAGTCTATCTCAATAAACTCAACATCAGGAGAGTTTGATTCTAATTTGAACATTGCTTCATCTTCATTTGAAGCTTCAACAACAAACTTTTCTCCAACTAGAATTGTGTATTTTGGCATCAGTTATCCCCATTCTCGTCAATAAAGTCGATCAAAGCGTTCCTAGTGCTGTGTGTAAAATCATCTGCAATAGCGTTGTGTGATGACTGCTCGTAATACTCAACAAAGTCGTTCCAAGTTTCATAGGTAAAATCTTCTTGGTCGCCCAAATCATTAGCGCTTACTATCTGCCAAATCAATTGCTCACCATCAGCATAATTATCTTCAATAAACTCGATTAGTTCTTGCTTGGTCATTAGTTATCTTCCTTTGTGGTATCCTTTGTGGTCTTGCTTGTGGTCTTGCTTGCTATTTCTGCTAAGACTTCGTGTAGTGCTTTTGCTACTGCCATTTCGTCTTTTACTACTGCTTCGTTGAACTTTTCTGTGATCATAATAAAGATCTCGCCACGCTCAATGGCTTTGCCCATTTCGCTTGACTTGTCTATTAGATTTTCTATTTCTTTCTGCATTTTATTTCTTTCTCTTTATTGGTTTGGCTTCTGCTTGTGCTTCGGCTTCTGGTCTTGCTTCTGGTATTGCTTCTGCTTTGGCTTCTGCTTTGGCTTCTGCTTTACACTCACATTCACAAATCGCTATGGTTTGTCCTGTGTTGATTTTTATCCTACACCCTTCGTGGTGTCTTGTGATACACCAGCCACATTTCAACATAAGTGTTATCCTTTTGTTATCTTTCTGGTATTGCTTTGGCTTTTGGTCTTGCTTCTGGTATTGCTTCTGGTTTGGCTTCTGGTATTGCTTTGGCTTTTGGTCTTGCTTCTGGTATTGCTTCTGGTTTGGCTTCTGGTATTGCTTTGGCTTTTGGTCTTGCTTCTGGCTTTGCTTTGCTTTTTTATCTTCGCTTTGGCTTTGGCTTTTGTTTCCTCGCTAAAAATCATTTCTTTTTCCTCGCTAAAACTGATGGCTTTTGCTATGGCTTTGCTTTAGCTTTGTCCTGGCTTTGCGCTTCTAGGATCTGTATTGCTTTGCTGATGTCTTGTAGAGCGCTAGTGATTACGGCTTTGCTGGCAGCGTCAATACTAACTTCAACGGGTTTGCCGTCATCTCCTTTGGCTATGCCTGTCTTTAGTAGTAGCAACTTGCCTAGTGCTGTTTTTAGCATTTGGCGTGTCTGCTCACTTTGGATCTGTTTGTTCTGCTTCTGTGTGCCGGTGGATCTGCTCATTTATGTTCCCGATTATTTTTGCCGATAATAATTATTATGTAAAGTTGATTTCAAGTAAAAAAAATAATTAGATCTGGGGGTAGCCGGTTTAGGCTACTCCCTGATCTAACTGCTGCCTGGTTTCTTGATCTAGCTCTTGTGCGATCCTGGCATACTTAGCAACGCTTAGTAAATACTCTGCCAATTCTCGATCATTATTTACTAACTGGATTAGATCCAAAATAGGTCTGCTTCTGCGCTGGTTTCGCCTAACATACACTCTTACTGGCAGATCTGGGTCTGTTCCACGCTTCTTTCTTTGAGCAACTAGAACTCTTGCCTTTACGCACTCCCGACATCTGCTCGTTCCACCTATAAAATACCTAGAATTAGGCAAGGTTAGATCGTGTCCCCTTTTACATTCTTTCAAGCGTGGCTTATTCATTAGTGGCAACTCCATCTCGAAGCAAGGTGAGAATGGCTAGATAACGCTCATTATCGGTATCTCGCAACTTGATTATTGCTTCTGCCATTCGCCGAGCTGTCCTGACCTTGTGGATCGTTCTCTTGGTTTCTGGGTTGGTTTTCTTGCCTAGCCAAACTCTTACATCTTTGGTTTTATAGACATACCTGCTGCCTATTTTTACTGGATCACTAGGCGTTGAGATTTTGAGCCAGGAATAGATCGTTGGCAAGGTCTTATCTGCCATTATTGCGATCTGCTTAGGCGTGAGTAGTTGCTCGTCTGTGAAGTTCGGTTTAGTTTCCATTGTTCCTTTTCTCTCGATCTAACTCTACTGCGAGAGCTTTATTTTCTGCCTGTAATGCGAACATACTCTCCATAAGGGTTTCAAGTAGATCTATGCCTACTTGTGCTGATCCTGAAACCTTGACTTCATAAACATTTGGATCATCATTGAAACTAAACCCACTTGCCACGAAGTCCGGATAGTCTATTTTGCCAAACTCGACACGAATGTTGGTTGAAATAGTGAGAGCGTCTGGTTCTCCACCACCATACCAATTTGGTCTGCTGTCGTTTCCTTTCCACTCTGCGAACTTAGCCATAAAGTCCTGTATTGCTTTTTCCTTAGTTTTTAGATTTAGCTGGTGAGTGGTTTCCTGTGTGCGCCTGATCTTGTCTATCTTGCTCTGTAATAGGTGGATCTCTTTTTCTATAAGTGCTTGCTTACCCCAAACCTTTTGATAGTCGCTATAAAGCCCTTTGATCCACCTGGTAGGAACTATGGCGTAATGCTCGTTAGAGCCGTCTAGGTCGGTTATTTTGGCTAATAGCCCTGATCCTGATCCAGCGCCTAGATTTGTTTGTTGTTTTGCTAACGATACTGGATCTAGCGCATTACCAAACCACCTAATCGGCTGGTATCGGTTGGTATCAACTAGAACTGCTTTCTTTGCCCAGCGTGGATTTGGATCTCCACTATAACTAGCCATAACGAACTCGGCTGTTGGATCTGCCGTTGCTGCTTTTTTGATTTTGTTGTATTCCATAGCTCTTTTCCTTACTTTGTTAGGTGTTTGGCGATAGCCATTTTGACGATAGATTTTGCTAACCCGATCAAGTGGTCGGGGTGCTGAATGTGTGCCGAGATCATACTTTCGTGGCTTGTTTTTGGATCAAGATCATTACCGATAAGCGCTAGTGCTGTGATAACTCCTGAACTGCCTAATGTCGAAATGATTTGATCTGCGTTATCACTCTCTATTCCCCATTCGCCGTCTGTAATGGTGAATAGGATTTTTACATTCCTGCGTGAGTTGGCGAATACGCTCTGCGAATAGAGCAACGCTTCTACTGGATCAGTTCCCCCGTCTGCGCCAGCATCTCGAAGCTCACTCTTTACCCTGTCTTGTGGTTCGTAAAGCATTTCGGCATAAGTGTTGTAAGTGATAACGGAACAATTAGCGCCGATAGCCTGTAAGCCCTGCTTGATCGCAAACATAGACTTATAGGCGCTTACTGCCTTAGATCCAGACATAGACCCGGAGTTGTCTAACAAGATTACGGCTTCGAGATCCGTTGCTTCATCTTGTCCGTCATACCATTCGTCAAATGTGGTTTCTATGTCCTTTTCGGTTAGGTATCTGCTGGCGTTGATTTTTCCACTATCTAGGCGTGTTCGCCAGTTAGGTTCGAGATCAGTTCTAATGCGTTCTAGTTCAATTCCAAACTGCTTACCTGCCGCAAGTGTTCGGGTATCTACTTGCCTAGTGGTGTATCTAGCTCGTTTTGGTCTATCAACCTTTATGTCCTGTAAAGATAGATCATTCTTGAAGTCCCGAATGTCCTTAGTGATTTCGGTTTTTACTTTTTCGAGATCTTTCTGCCATTGGTCAAGAATGGTGTCTTTCAACATTGGATCTAAATACTTTGGATCGTGTTTTGAAGCGCCATTTGTATCATCTTTATTTGGATCTGGATCTCCCTTGTCCTGATCCTTTTTGTTGCTCTTTTGTGAGTTTGGGGTTTGTCCCTGTTTCTGTCCCTGCCCTTGTTCCTGCTCTGGTGTAGGTGTAGGCGAAGTTGGCATAGGGAACTTACAACCTGTTTGGTTTTGTGGTTCTGGTTCTGGCTGATCGCCTGGCTTCGGTGGTGCGCTCTGGTTAGTTCCCTTAGTGTTTGTTTCATTACGCTTGGTTGCGCCGTTTTTAGCGTGTTCCTGATCCTTTATTGGTAGTGGTCGGCTGGCACTAGGTTCTAGTTCATCACTAGGTCTAGTTTCGTGTCCGTTAGGTGTTGGGATTTTGCCGCAACCTGTTCCAGTTTTCATTTCGCCTAATAGCTCTTGAAGTCTGCGAAGTATGTCTAATGCTCGAAGTATGGTTTGATCGTCATTCCATACCATTACTCGGTATTCGTCTAGTAGTGCCTGGATCTCGTCTATGTGTTGTGGTTGAGCATAAACATCTTGAAGCGCCTGTCTAACTGCTACTGGTAGATACTTGCGACCTGCGACCACCGGAAATTGTGTTGATAGATCGAGATCAGGTGTGAGCAAGTGTCTAAACACGCTGGCATTGAGCCACGCTGTAATGTTTGTGCCGAACCTGCCGATCAGTAGTGTTTCAATTCGGCTATCTTCTGCTATCGAATACGCTTCCGTAAGGTTTTCTTTGTTGATAATTCTCTTGAATGATGATCCATTCCTAGCGCTAAATAGAATGTGGCAGATTTCGTGAAGTGTAAGTCCTTTGAGCGCCATAGCTTTTTTAGGATCAGTAATGTCTGTTAGGTGATTAGCTGAATACACGATAGTTCTGCTTGTTGCGACTACTGGGGCAACGCCGAATGGCACGACTAGGCAATTTACGCTTCTAAGCGTGATTACGCTGGCGTATTTGCTGAATACCTGACTAACTCTCTCTATGCGATCTAACGCTTTCTGCTGTTCTGTTCTGGCGTGGATAGTCCATTTCACGCTGTCTTGATCATCTGGCAATAACATCATTTTTGTTTTCCTGTTCTATGACTTGTTTTGGTTGTAAATAAATTGGATCAGGGCAAGTAAAGGGGAATGTTGCCATTCCCCTTTTCCTGCTCTCTCTGCTCGGTGTTGGGCAGAATTAGACTTCGTAATCGCCTAGTTCGATTTCTAGTTCATCACTAATGCGCTGTGAGTAAGTCGCAAGCAACATAGATACGCTCTGGCGTTCATCTGTCGGGAAGTTTTGAACGAAGTTATAGACGGCGAACCTGAAACTTAGTCCCTTAGCCGTCTGGACAAACTCCTTGATCAAGCGTGTTGAAATTGGTGTGCTGAACTTGTTTTCGTTGCGAGCAAGCTCTCTCATAGCCTTAGCCAGTTCAAGCAAACTATCACTTGGAATAAAGTTGCGCTCTAAGATCTCGTCATACTCGAACTCGACCTTTATTGCGTATCTGTCCATAAACGCTTGATCAGGCTTGATTACGCCACGATAATCAAGGTTGGCATCAGCAATAATCAGGCAGTTTTTATGAACCTTGATTTTCTCGTTTAGGTGTGTGTCCAGCGTGAGTTCTCTCTCTTGGAGAATACGCAGGAATAGAGCATTAGCCTTAGCGCTCATTCGGGTTGCTTCGTTCAATAGAACTACGCTCTCCTGACCTAGTGCTGTTGCGAGTTCGCTGTTGTGCCAGGCTAGTTGATCACCTTGTCCAGTTGGCACGAAACCACCTTGAACAATACGAGAGTTCATCTCGGCATTACATTCGACAATAGCTAGTGGTAGTCCCCTAGTTGCTGAATACCACTCTGCCGTGCTGCTTTTTCCTGTTCCTGCTTCACCAGTAATCATTACGGCTTTTTGATTAGCCCTTGCGTAATCAAGAATGACCCCGATCTGCTGACCTTCGATTTCTCTTGGAAAATGTCCTGCCACTTCCGGATCTGTCGGCTGTGGTCGGCGTAGAGTTGCCCATTCCTTACCTGTAAAGGTCGGTGTAAGTGGCTCTAACTGGATTTGAATTGCCATTGGCGTTATTCCTTAGTTCTAATTGGATAACTAACTTTTGTTAGTCGTGAGTAGTCGGGAATTGAACCCGAATAACTGCCCCCAGGCACTACCCTTTTTTGGATCTAGCAACACTCACATTCGGCGCAAGTGTCGCAATAGGCGTGTGGTGGATAGCTACATTCATCAGGATCATCACAAGGTTCATCAAGATCATCTAAATCGTAATGAACATAATTACATTGGCAACTATCACCACAACAAGCCGAGCAACTATCGCAAACACATTCGAGCTGATCTCTAAACGAATTGGCAAGCGATTTGATCTGCTGGCTATCTCTCATTAGGTCGGCGAGAAATTGTTGCTGTTCGTTTAGTGCCGATCTGTCGAACTGCCGCATTTGAACCCACTCCAACGCCTTTACTGGAACATAGTGAGCGCAAGAAAACACTTTGGCATAGAGTTCTGGCAATTGGATCAGGTAGCGCACAAAATTATTGAAACCCCACGCCCACTTCTCTACCACTTCAAGTTCGATCAGGCTGTTTCGATTAGCACTTGGCGCATAAGTAATAATTGCGCCTATCTGGTCGTAGTGTTCCTTGATCCCAACTAACGCAAATGCGAAATACCTATTACTCAATAAATAGGTATTCTCTGGCGCTTCACTTTTAGCTAACTGGATCAGGTATTCGGTCTGGCTCTGTAAGTGATCTAATGTTCTCGCAGTTAGAGAATTGACCATTTCAGCGCCATTCGATAACCCTGCCTGATAGAAATACTTGCTCTGTTGTTCAGTAAGAAGTTCGGTGTTTTCTCGAACATACGCTAGATCATCATCAGCCATACCCATTTTTTACTCCCTGCTGCTTTTAGTGGTCGTGATCGCAGTTATCATCATCATCATCATCACAAGATCCGTCTTGTTTGGCTAGATCGTGAAGTTCGCCGAGCTTAGATTTGATCCCTAACAGAACATCTTGTTTCTGCTTCCAATCTTTCAACTCGTTTGGATCTTTCTCCATTAGTAATGCCATAGCGCACATCTGGAATAACATTCGATTTGCCGAATTGAGAGCGTGAAGTTCCTCGTGAGATAGCGACATAGGGAACTCTCTAAGGTTGCCAGCGCCGTCTTTTTCCATACCTGCTTCTCTCGCTTCTTTTTCCTGTCGTTCCTGTTCCTGTTGGATCAGTTTGGCAAGTTCAGCGTTTAGGAATTGTAGATCGCCGTCTGTCTGCTTCTGTTCTGGTTGCTCGTTCATTACTCCCACTCCCCAGCCCACTCGTCATTACGGATCATTTGCTCGTTGATCTGTGTTGGCATAGGCATTGAACCGGAGATAGCCCAGTTCTCGTTCAGTTGGTCGTAATCGTGATCAGCAAGGTTATCCAGATCAGCAAGGGGACAGAACTCACTCTCGCACTCGTGATCTAACGCTTGGTTTCTGTGGCGCTCAATAGCTCGAAACTCCACAACTACCCTTGCCAGGATCATCTCTGCTGTCTTGCGAATGGTGTCTGTGCCTAGCTCTGCCAGAATGTCGTTGCCAGCAAGGTTTTCCATTCGATCCAGAATGTCGGCGATCCTGTAAGCGGCTAATTCTTGAACTTCTCTTGCTTCGTGGCAGGTTGGTTCGCCGAACTCTGCTGTTTGCTCATTCAGGTAATCAGTTTTTAGATCGCACATTAGCAATAAGTTCCCTGAACTGGTCGGGTATTCATTATCCAAATACTCGGTTATTGTTTCGTAGCCCTGTCGGTCTATCATTTTCTATCACTCCTAATCGGGTTGAGTTCTCGGCAGGTTTGCCGATTAGTAAGACACTAAAACACGCTAGGGACATTTAGGCAGGGTTTCTCTGGATCTGGCAGGTGTTTATTTATAGTTTCTATCTCTGCGCTTCTACAAGCCAATAAATAGCGTTTTAGCCCTGATCTGGATCTAAGTGCTGCGAAGCTCTGGCAGATCACCAACTCCGGGTATAAAAAAGCCCCTTGCCTACTAATTAGGGGAATAGGCAAGGGGACTTCAAGTAGTAGTCGAATGTGTCGTTATCTGCTCATAGGCACTCGTTTCTGTTGATGGACAAGGATCAGTATAGGACTAACTGCCGAGATCAGGAATAAGGTCGAGATCCTGCTCGTCTAGCAAATGGACAAAATGATCTAGCCAGCGTATAGCGTGGATCGGGTTATCGGCGAACACTACTAACGCTTTACCTAGTAGATCCAACTCCAAATACCCTAAGTTCTCTGGTGGAACATAGTCATAAGGTAGAAGCCCTTGTTGATCGTGATAGTTGATCAGGTAGATAAAGCCGTGTAATGGACTAGCGCTGTTCGGCGTAGCTGTGTGGTGTTCGTATAGGCGAGCAAGTGGCGCAAGCGCTAGTGGCGTTTCAGTTAGGAAATCATCTAAATCGTCAAATTGAGCAAACATCTTTATTTCCACTTCTTACCGAGAGCAACCAACATAACATTCGGCGAAACTCGCAAAATACGGCATAGATCAGCAAGCGTGTCTGCTGGTATCTCTCGTTGCTGGTGGAAATACCTAGACAAACTCGACTTCTGGAAGCCTGTGTATAGGCAGAACTGATTTAGGGACTTGAAGCCCTGTTTCTGGTAGCGATCTACGAACCAAGCGTAAGTTTGATCAGGTTTCATCTCTGGCAACCACACTCTCGGCTCTTGAAGGTATCGAGAAGCGCCCATTCGTTCAGGCGAAGCGTGAATAGGAACTGGCGATCAGTATCTAGGTTTCGCACCTGGAAGCAACTCCAAATGAGCTGTTCGCCTTGCTGGAATGACCAGACAACACTCACGATCTCTAATGTTGCGCCGTTCTTCATTACGCTATCGCCAACAACTAGGTTGTGCGCTTGTCTTGCTATGTATCGGGAATGAGCGTGATCCCCGACATTTGGATCTAATAGTTTCACTTGAAACTCCTTGATTAGTTGGAATACCTGCCAAGTGGCAAGTGGATAAATACTAACTCCAAATAGGCACAAAACACCACAATTCGCAGCAACACTCCAAGCTCACACCAGCAACAGAATAAAAATAAAACGCCAAGTATGAAGTCCCCTAGACATAGAGATCCAGATAGAGAGAGAGAGATAACACTCAATAGATCCAGATCCAGATCTAAACCAAACTCCGGGCATTAGATCACACCAACACCGGAGATCCTGGCACTAAACCTGATCCAACTGAGAGCTGATCTAAATAGCCTGGAACACCGGAGATCGGCAGCAATAGTTCGAGATCCACTCGCCCAGGCACTAGCTATGGATCTAATACCTGATAACGGCAACCCTGATCTAACGCTGACCTGATCACACTAGCCGTCAAGCCCTAGTGATCATTCGGCAGTAGCCTAAACGGCTCGTAGAAGCCCTTATTTGCCTAACCCTAACTATCTATCCATTCCCCTATTCAAGCCCTACACGACCCCGTAGAAGCCGTATTTGACCATAGAGCAGATAAACGGCGTGTCTAACCCCTAAATAGCCGTAGATCCGTATAATCCACGATCTCGGCGTGTCGCAATTTGACTATTTAGATCCATAGAGCTAAACTACGCCATCACCAGATCTAAGCGTTATCAAATAGTTATGTAGAGATCGGCGTGTCGATTTGACTAATGCCACCGGTTATGGTAAGGTGCGAGCAGGTCTGCCCAGGAGAAATCCACGCTTGGTACCCATAAAGTTAGGCAGTAGCCTATAATGAGCTTTATGAGCAAAAATGCAAATTTTAAACATGGGTCGCAAACGCTTGTTACACCTACAGAGCTAAAAAAGCTCGCTAAGTCGTTGCTAGATCCTGAGCACGAAGAGTTTGGTGAGCCAGGCAGTAAGTATCAGGACAGTAACCACCTATACTGGCAGAATAGCACTAGGTGGGGTGCTGCCGGTGAGTGTGAGAACACCTCTAGATGGATACACCCGTATCTACCACAGGGCTCTCAGATAGTCAATATGGACAACTCTAAAGAAGATTCTTGGGTTGATGAGGACGGACAGAGAAGAACTGCCTCAATAGGCAACCACTACGTAACTGTTGTTCCTACTACAGAAGGTCCACACGTAGTAGACTTTACTCATAGACAGTTTCATAGCACCGCAGAATTTCCTATAGTACAACATATTAACGATTTTATGAAGAGAGCGTCTATGAAAGGCTACATTTTAGACCAAGAGCAGCTTTCTCCTACACTTAAAGAGAACTTAGGCGAATAATGGATATACCTAGACAGTTTCAACACCTATTTTTTCATGTAAGCCCTAGAAGTAACCGCGAAAGCATAGAATCTAAGGGTCTACAGGCTAATGACGCCTATAATGACCAAACAGATACTTCTAATGGTATTGGCGTGTTTGTTTCTCATGAACCTGATACATCTTTTGGCGATGACATTTATGGCATTGAAAACCCTCCTACAGGTAGAAAAGCCACAATTTCATTCATGGGAAGAACTCGTGAGTATGATGAAGGCAAACATGACCTAGAAGATGCTCTTGATACTGAGGGTGTGTTTATACCCCATGATGTTCCTACCAGTGATTTTAAGCGAATAGGTCACGTATTCATGAATAATGGACACCCAGAGATCCACTGGCATAAAGAAGAAGAGTGTCCTAATGGGTAGAACTAATGGAGAGTTTCAAAATGGAACTGGAAAAGTCATGGTTGGATACCATGTGTCGTCTAATAGTAATAGAGATAGTATAGAAAAAACCGGATTGGTATCTAGCTGGGTAGGCAATGATCGTAGGGCTAAAGCTACTAAAGGTGTATTTTTTAGTACAGATAAAGAGTACTTGGATGATTTTGGCGGGGTTAAAAGTGACATTTGGAAAGTAACAGTTCCTATTGCCGGAATAGAAGAAGATTCTCATAAAGAAAATGCCTTTTACTCTAAAGATGATATACCACGTAGAAATGTTGAACGGGTAGGTCATTTTACAAAAGCTCCTGAATCAGACAATAAATTTGCTCCTTATTTAGAAATACATTGGCATAAAGAGGAGGACTGCCCTAATGAGTAATGAAGAAGACGAGTTTGACTATAGTTCAGCTATTACAAACCCTGAATACTATAAGCATGAAGATGATGGACCACAGGTACCAATGACAGGTCGTGTGGCTAGATTGCATAACATAACCTATGTACCTATGTCTGACGATGAGATTATAAATCATGAAAATGAAAATTTTAGTGAGCTAGACCCTGAAACCTGGGAATATCCTAATGAAAAAGAAAAGTTATTAGATAGAAATACGCCTTTGTTTAGCAAACAATCACATTTTGGCACACAGGGCATTAGGCACTATATAGACAATCCGGATGTACTTGCTGATCGTTACACTGATTATCCTACACCAGTAGTGTACACAGGTAAAGATGGTAAGATGTGGATACACAATGGGCATCACAGGATTATATCTTCTCGCCTACGTGGAGAACAATCTATCAAAGTAATTGACCGTGGAGTAAGAGCCTAATGGAGCTAGGTAGACAATTTAAACAACCACACCAGATGTCGCCTGATGAGTTTGCGGCACATCCTGCTGCTATCTTTCACGGCACTTATTTGCCTGATGAAGATGTTATGGACGTGACTAATAGGCGTGGGTACCCTTCTTCTGGAGATAATTACTATGAGAACGGCAAGCCTATAGATGTAGTGCCAAAAATGCATTTAGGTACTTTTCAAGCTGCATTAGATGCTGTAATTCAAAATAGGAATAGTTATAGCGATAAAGCGACTATTCACACATATTGGCAAACTCCTAAAGTGTCAGGTGCTACAGGTAATCTGCGTCTATCTAACTTTTTTAATGTAGATAAAGGTCCTTCTGAAGAAGACGTCAATAACCCAGAGAATGTGGCGCACTTTGTTCCAGGTGCACATTACTACGAGAATCAAAATGAAGGCGAAATAGGTGATCCTTCTTTTGCAACTGACACTCCTCACAAGTATTTGACATCACAAGCAGATTATGTTAAAGCAGCCTTAGATCGTGGTGTACCTGAATCTGAGATACACCCAAGAACATTAAAGCTATATAAAGCGGGTACTCTAGGAAAAATGACTATGCCAGCAAGAGTAGCTGACTACATGACTAAATATCACAATAAGCTAGGACCTTACACTAATGCAGGTCCTACATGGGATTACCTAAACTCTGAAGAAGAAGCGCCTAAAAGATCTGAAGAATAGACATAAAACGCCAACGTAGGTAAGTATACTAGTACTTAGACGTAAGGATGTACATGACAGAATTAGGCGGGCAATTTAACTGCCCAGATTGTGGAAAGCCACAATATTCAGAAAATGGTTTTGAACCACACGACCACAGTGATACTTGCCCTACTTGTGGCGACTCTAAGGCAGATGGTCATTGGCACACCGGAATGAAGATTACTCTAGATCCTAGCGACCTTGATTTTTACAAAAAAGTAAATGAGATGGGTAAACTCCAGGGTCAACTAGATAATATCGATGCCACTAGAGAAGTAGACCTAACTAACAAAGCAGACCTTATAGACCACTTAGGATCTGACAATGGGCACGGTTTTTCTCCTTACGCAGACTGGTGCCACACATATGATGGCGAAGGTCTACGTACTACTTCTAAATGTAACGAAGAGATGGATCATGAGATGACCCTTACTCAGCTACAGAGTGTTCACCAGGAGCTTCATGAAAAGTATGGTGAAGATTATCCACACGAAAACACTGGTGACTGGCGTTCCGGCACTCACAGGCACTTGGAGTAACCAATGGGAAGAAGTAAAGCAAGCTTTAACGCTGCTGTTCCTTTGCATGATTTGACACAAGGATTTGGTCCAGATGTGTACGATAATCTAGATAAGCACGTTGTAAGTTCTGTTCTTAAAGATATTATTATTAGATCTAGAAATAAGCCGTCTAAACTTTCAAGGCTGCATATACTCGTCCCAACTGGTAGCCGCGGGGTGAACCAAGGAGACATAGGATTTTTAGATCGTGAAGATGCTGCACGAGAAGGAAGAGCTACTATGCCAGATGGTTTTAGACTAACAACTAGGAACCTACCTGCTAAATATCTGTTTACGACTGGCGATCTTAGCAGATGGACTTGGAACCCAGGAAAGACTGAATAATGACTGAACAAGGATCCCAATTTACATGTCCACAATGTGGTACGCCGCAGTTTACTGCAGAGTTTGGTTTTGAACGCCATTATCATGAACCTAATGATGTAAAAGACCCATGTGTTTTTTGTGGTGAAAGTACTGCACCTGCTAAAGGAGCTAATTTAGGTAATTTAGACCTAGGTGAACTTTTTAAAACAAATTCCTTAATAAATTCTAAGTTTGTAAATAGACTTCCGGGAACTTGGCAAGATCCAAATGACCCAAAGAAAACAATAGAAGGTTATGCGTGTGCTGACTGTATGAGTTCTGATTGTAAAACATGTGGTAAGCCAGTTCGTTTAGATGAAGAAGTTGTAGATAAAAATGGAGAGTGGCACCACCATGGATGTTTAAACCCAAAAGACGCAGATGAATATTATCAAGACTGTGAATGCGATGATTGTGAAAAGTGGCGTAAATGACAAGCTTAAGCCCAATGTTTGATGATGATTATTTAAAGAATCCAGATGACTACGTAACACTCTACCGTGGTCGTGAGCACTATTGGAGCTGGGAGCTGCCTAAGACACAAGAAGACCTAAAAGGTCTAGGAATGCATTGGACAACAGACCCACGTATTGCTGCTCATTTTGGTTCTGGTTGGAACGATATGGATAACGATGAGCCTAACTCTAAAGGAAAAACAACAAGAACTGCTGGTGGTCACGTTGTTACAGCTAGAGTACACAAAAGCGGCATTATTGAGCGCGGAACTCCTGAATGGAATTCTTTTGCCAAACGTCACGCTATTGCAGGATTTGGAGATGAAGACCCTACAACTGAATCAAGTAATTTTGAAAAAGAAGTAACTATACGTCCAGGAACTCCACTTTATGTAACTAATGTTGTGCCTGTTAGAGAACTTGGATTAGAAGCTTCTCCTGCTTTAAGACAAGTAACTGGAGCAAAACGCAATACGCCTGTGTATGGTATTAAAGGTAAACTTAAAGGTAAAAAATGGGGACCAACATTAGTAGACAAGGCAGCTGTGGATAAAGGCGGATATGTCAAAAAAGGTAAGGGAACTGCATAATGCCAAAATTAGGCGCAATTAGCAGCCGAAAACGATATTAGATAGATATAATAACCTTATTAAACAAAAGGATTGACTATGAAGAATAAACCTGGAAATGGAAAGCAAGTACTTAAAACTGCTTTAACAGGAATGGGCACAGGTGCTATCATTGGAAGCACTATACACCCAGACAATCTTCTCTATGTAGCAGGTAGCTCTCTTCTTGGCGGTATGGCTGCTACTGGTGTTGCAGGTCTAAAAGGCGAAGGTAAGCGTAATAAGAGTTTCAATGAAGGCAAAGACAACTCTAGACGATAATGAGCCTACACCACATTGAAGCATTAGCTACTTTAGCTAATATGCACTATATTGCTAGCCAAATACACGCGCGCACGCCTGTGAACGACGAAACAGGTAAAAGCATTGTTGATTACATGGATGATGCCACTAAGCACCTTAATCAGTCTCTACTTCATTCAAACACCGGTAATGCACAGAGTTCTTTATTTTCTTTAAGACAAACATACCAGCACACACAGGGTGTTATGAATATGCTTTTGGAAGCAGGAGAGCACCAGATCAACGAAGCTGAAAACGGCAGAATGCTTGGAAGCGATCTTATTAAGAATATGACTGATATGAACGCATTTGTTGACCACCATGCCGCATTTTTAGACAAAGGCAAAGCGATTGTTGCTGATCAGCAAGAAAAAGGTTTAGCCCAAAAAGATTTACAAAACAACGCTAAAGATGTCATTGAGGGTATTGCAGATGACAACAACCTTTTTCTTCCAGGCAGCTGGGTAAACCGTGGCAATAACAAAGCCCCGAATGGAGAGTAATGTCACACAGTGATAATCCTTATGGCTGGGAGTCTAATGATGACTATAGCCAGCCACAGAATATAGAGCCTGTATATCAGCAACTTTTGGGTCATCTAGCTAATGCACATAAAATTGCTGTTCAATATCCTAAATGGAGATCGCTTGGTAGACATATTCCTCGTATTGAAGCAGCTAGAGAACTTGTTAAAGAAGCGGCTATACACTCCGCATCTTTTTTGACAGGTAGAGCCGTAGGATCTTTACATGAAGCTATGGATGCAGTAACCCCTGTAATTAGCGATTCTTATAAAGATACAATGCCTCATGACTATGACGGTGCTGTAGATCCTAGAGACCCTGCTATTAAATTCCATAATCACATGTCTGATTTCTTTTTTAAAGCACACAAAGAAACTGGTGGTTCATTACCTGGAGAAGAAGGTTGGGATAACTAATGGCTTTTAAACCTATTAAGATTTGGGCTGGTAGAAACAGCGTTCCTATGAGAGAAGATCTAGAAGCTTCTAATAGTGATGCCGTAGAAGCTATACGTTCCGATATTAAACAAAAGTATGGCGAAACATCTCTAAATTGGGGTTTAAAGATTCCTGAAGCTGATGCAGAGTTTCGTGCTCGTTATAATGAGCTTCCAAGTACTTATGACGCCGCTAACTTTAAACTGTTTCATAATTCTGAGCACAAGTTTGAGCCTGGTGATATTGTAAAGCCAACTATGTCAATATACCATGCTGCTGGTGAACAAGGTATGGATGATGAAGAACGCAAAGGTATGAGCAAAAAATACCATGCTTGGGCTGCAGCAACTCCTGATTACCAAAAAACACGTGGTAGATACACTTATGAGGTAGAGCCTATTACAAAACACAGTTGGGTTCAAGAAGATCCAGTAGGTTTTGAAAATGGCGAATTTGCTGCTCCAGAGGGTTACAGGGTCAAACAAGTAGTTTGGGATAAAGAAAAAGATTCTTGCCCTACTTGTGAAGGTAATGGAGTGCATCTTAGGGTATACCAAAACGCGTATCCATATCATCCAGAATGCACTGATTGTTTTGGAACAGGGTTGTCTACATCAAAAATTGTTGGATTACAAAAAGCCGGTCATAAGCTAGATGAAATAAAAGCATTTAAAGCTCCGATAGATTATTAAATTATGGGTAAAAGAAAAAAGCCAGTACAAAGTGAAGCAGCTGAATTAGCTGAACTACAAGAAGCTGCTAGCCAAGAGCACAATAGAAGATGTTCAGATATCTTTAATGAGTACCCTGAAGATGAACACGATACTCTTCGCAATGATTTAATGGATCAAGCTGCTCATGATATTAATGAAGAATTTATTAAGCAGTATCCTGTATGGGCTAAAGCTTATGGACCTAAACCTCCTAAATCAATACAGTTTAAAAAAATCCAAGGAAATATTGGATTAGATATTGGAGCTAAAAAGTATGACTAATCCAGAAGAATTTGATTTTAGTCATATTAATGAGACTAACGCTCCTAGAACAATGGGAGAGCTACACGAATTAACTGAAGGTAGACCTCTTAGTAGAGCACAATGGAATAACATTATGGAGTTAGGTCTTAAACGCACCGCTAATGAAGAAGCAAATCCACCTAAGCCTGTTCCTGAAGGAATGGCTAATCCTAATCTAGGTGATCTAGAGTCTGAAGTTGGTGCTCAAAAAGTTGGCTGCAATAACTGTGGCGAACTAATGTCTCGTGATCAGCATAAAGAAGAAGGCGGATTATGCTTTGATTGCTGGAAAACTCAACAGGAAGAGGATAGACATGAGTAAATCACCTGCATGGCAAAGAGCAGAAGGAAAGAACCCTAAAGGCGGTCTTAATGCCAAGGGTAGAGCTTCTGCTAAAAAAGAGGGGCATAACCTCAAAGCACCTGTAAAAAAGGGCGACAATCCTCGTAGAGCCTCTTTCTTGGCTAGAATGGCTGGCAACCCAGGTCCAGAGCGTAAACCCAATGGTGAGCCTACTAGACTGCTTTTAAGCCTAGAAGCATGGGGTGCCTCATCTAAAGCTGACGCTAGACAAAAAGCTGCTGCTATTCGTAAGCGTAATGAAGGAAAGAAGAAGTAATGGCTACTAAAAAAGTTTGGGAAAAACCAGATCCTACTAAAAAAGACAAGCCTCTAAGCAAAAAGCAAAAATCATCGGCTAAAGCTCGTGCCAAAGCTGCTGGTCGTCCATACCCTAACCTAGTAGATAACATGGCGGCTTCTAGAAAGAAAAAGAAGTAATGGATGAACAAAATCTAAACGATCAGCAGTTTGGTCCTTGGAAAATGACTCCTACCATGAAGGCTGTTCATGAGTATATGAAAACTAGACATGTTGGTGTAGAAAACAGAGGCGGTATGTGGGACATTGCAGCAGCTACTGTTACAAACCATAAAAAACAGTATTTAACTAATGCTAAACATGAAGCCCACTTTGAGGCATTAAATCGTCTAATTGATAATGGAATTGTAAAAAAGAACTCTGGAGACTACCATAATGGAGATGATATCGATACTGCGTGGATTCCTGTAGAAGGTGAAAAAACTGTAAAAGAACTGTACATGGAAGAACTTGAACATAAATTTGGCAGTCAGTAATGGGTAGAAATACTGCAGCATTTCAAGGTGGTCAAGGACTATCTATTGTTCATGATAAAGGACAAAAAGTATCTTTACACAAAGTTGGAGAAGGTGAGGTATCTAGTATAGATTACCATTTACCAGAACCAAATAGGGTATACATTTCTATGATGAATACTCCATGGGAGTATGAAGGTAATGGGTATTCTTCTTACCTAGTAAACCATCTGTATAACTATTACCCAAACCACACAATAGATTTTGGCGATATTGTCCACCCAGCGGCAGAACACATTATGGAAAAGATGATGTCACAACATGGCAGAACAGTATACAGCACTTCGTCTAAAGACTGGACTTGCAAAGAGTGCGGAGAAGAAAATTTTTCTAGAGATATGTTACGTGAGCATGAAGAAGAGAATCACTAATGGGTAGAAATAATGCAGACTTCCATGGTTACACTCTAGAGTTTGAGCACGCTGATACTTCTCCTGTAGAAGACTGTGATCACCACAGAGTAGATGCTTTTGATAAAGATGATGAGCATGTAGGCAGTTTAATATGGTTCACGCATGACGCGGGCGCGCGTACCCCAGGCGCAATAGACGTAGATGTAGACCCTGAACACCAGCGTAAAGGTATAGCTACTGCTATGTACAAGTTTGCTTTACAAAAAGCTGCTGAACATAACATTATTAAGCCAGATCTACTTAGGTCTTCGTATGGACCTGAAGGGTATAGATGGGCTAGATCTTTAGGATTACCTAAGAAGTTTGGTGAAAGATAGCATAATCTGTGCTATAATCTATGTAGGCACGCCAATTGGGTGCCATAAACAATAGTCTGCCTTATGGGGACTTTGCCGTATGGCAGACGCTTATCTACGTCTAAGGAGTAGAAAATGCACATTAACGTACCAGATCCATGGGATAAACACAAAAACCCATATATTAACCCACATGATCCGTGGGATAAGAAAAAAGAGTGGGAAAAACCTGCTCCACCAAAGATTATTACAATTAATGATCTATTTCCTCGTTTAGACCGCCTTTCTATTGGTTGGTCTCCACTTCTTGATCAACTCAAGGAGATTACTAACAACAAGCCAAGTTACCCTCCATATGACATTGTTCAGATGGATGAAGAGACAAACCTACTCAACGTAGCTGTTGCTGGGTTTACTAAGAAGGAAGTTACTGTTACTGTAAAAGATTCAGCAATTACCATCGAAGGTAAGCAGAAAGAAAAGCAACGTGGCGAAGTTGTTTACCAGGGCATTGCTACACGGGACTTTAAGTTGTCGCTAGCAATTGCTGAATACTGGGAAGTTACTAATGCTCTAATGGAAAACGGTATGTTGACTATTCAATTCAACAAGATCCTTCCTGAAGAGCTGAAGCCAAAGGTAATTGACATTAACTAGTTTTTAATGTAGACTAGGTATACCACCTGAGCACGTGGACGTAAAACTGCTCTTAGGGCTAGAAATGGTGTCGATTGCAGAACAAAGCCGCATGTCGGAGTCTGTAAGACCGCAGTTCAATTCTGCGCTGGTCCACGCTTGTAGACAAAGGAGCGTTTTAGCGGTCTACCCGTCCTAGGCAACGGAATCTCCAAGGACTGGCGTAGCCATGGGCTACGAGTCGATTCGGTAGGTAGTAGTCGGTAGTGCAAATCTACACAGTCCACGCATGGAAGGAAAATATGCCAACGTATCAATACACGTGTAAAGAGTGTGACTCTACAATTAGTCACCTCATACCTATTAATGAACCATTAATAACTCCTAAATGCCTGTCCTGTCAACAGGAAATGGAAAGGATATTTGCCGTTCCTAGTATTACATTTCGTGGTGGTGGTTGGGGCAGTAGCCGTTGAAGACATGCACTTTATGCGGTATTGAGAAATCTTACGATCAATACACTAAAAAAAGCCGTAATAGGGATGGGTACATGGCTATGTGCCGTGAATGCTCTCTACCTAGGCGTCGTAAACAATATGAAGAAAATCCGGACTATCAAAGGAACGCAGTGAAGGTTCGTAAAGAAAATAATCGTGATCGCATAACACAGTACAAGATAGATAACCCTTGTGCTGATTGTGGTAAATTTTATCCTTCTTATGTGATGGATCTAGATCACGTACGTGGAGATAAGTTTAAAGGAGTATCTCAGCTAGTTTCACATAGCTGGGACGTAATAGAAACAGAAATTGCTAAGTGTGACTTAGTATGCGCTAATTGCCATCGTGAACGTACTTTTAAACGTTTAGGCACAACACAACTCGACTACTACCATGAGGACTACCAACTTGATTAAGAACCCTATTGAAGTAACCCTAACTGAAGAAGAAGTAGCTGAAGGACTAGACTTTGTCCGTAAAGTACGTGAGAACAAAGAAAAGCATGGCGTACGTGACATGATGTTTGATCTTAAAAACACTTCTGAAGGAATCAACATTATTGGTCATTTAGGAGAAGTAGCTGCTTCTAACTACCTTGGATTAAAAGTAAACCGTGATATTTACGTACATGGCGATGGTGGGCTAGATTTAGAGCTAGATGGCACCACAATCCAGGTAAAAACAAGTAAACTACCTAAGATGATATTTAACCATCATCTAGGGTTTTCTACTGATATCGCAGTACTAGCCCAGTATATTGGTGAAGATAACCGTCATGCTGAAAAAGATCCTAGGTTCCTTATTTGGGGTTGGATCAATAAAGAGCAGTTTATGGAAAAGTACTACCCTTATGATTTTGGCTACGGAACACGTCTTGTAGTTGAGTCTATTCAATTAAACCCTATGGATAAGTTGGTCAAAGTAAAATGATGTTTTTATGGTTAATACTGTCTGGAATAGGCATTACAAGTATTATTATTATAGGTTTGTTCTCTTTAATTATTTTTATTGAGGCACTTGCAAACCATTCTGATTTAGATTCGGATTTTTGGAAAGAGTAGCTATGGGTTACATTAATGAGCTTCGTACTGGACTTGCTGGCGGTCGTGGCAATCTAAGCCTAAAAATCTCTACTCGCTATGATGGTCTTGGCATTAACGCGCAAAAGTTTGGCGGAAAGCAGTTTACTGTAGGTGAAACAAACTACGCTAGCAGTAACAAAGGAATTGCTAAACCAGGCAGCTTTTAATGCTTAGCACACAGTTTTCTAGAGCTACCGGCATGTATGGCGGTCCTAGAGGTACTTACGGTACTTATCTTGTAGGTCAAAATGTAGATCTAGCAAGTTTTAAAACCGATAGAGAAAGACAGTCAGGCGAATGATCCCAGAAGAAGAAGAATTTGATTTTGACTTTGTTATTTTTGATGAAGACGAAGAGGATGAGGATGAGGATGAACAATGAGTTCCTCTACTCTAGGTGTTCAATTTCAGGGCATTAGTGGTCTTTCTAATTACTGGACTAATATTCCATCTATGATTATGGGCATTAATGGCGGTGCTGCATTAAGCACTACAACTGGAGTTCCACTTGGCACACCTTCTGAAGAAATTTTTGCTAAAGTAGGTGGAGGAGTTAAGAAAGCTGATGATGTCAGTGATCAACTACCAGCATCTACATCAGGTATGTTACAGGGCGGCACAGCCGCTAGTTAGGAAACACTATGTTTGCAGCGTTACTTCCACTAGTTGCACGAGTTGGTGCAGGACTTGGTGCTAGAGCAGCAGTAGGTATGGGTGCCGCTGAAGGCGGTATTGGTGCTCGTGTTGGAGCAAACCTAGGTGAACGAGCCGCAGTATCTGCTGCTAGACACCTTAGCGGTCAATTTAACAATGAACGCAATAATCAATATAATTAATTTTTATAATTCCGCACTTATCTAGACCACAATATGTACCCTTTTTTAGATAAGGTAAATAATGAAACTTTTTGGAAATGTCCTTCTTAGAATTTTGGCGACATTCGTTGCGTCCGCTCTTGGCGTTATTGGTGCTGGGTCCCTTGGCGGTGTTGCTCCTGCTACTGCCGCCTTTGTTGGTGGTATCCTGGCTGTTGCAAAAGTTATAGAACGCCTATCTCTTGCCTTCCTAGAAGATGGCAAGTTGTCTAATGCTGAGATTAACGCAGCGTTCCAGCAGTCTGTTCAACTAAAGAATGTCAAAGAACCAAAGGCTCCTAAGAACTAATGAGATTGTTGCGTAAACTCGCAACGCTACTCGTCACACTACCTCTTGCTCTTACACCTTTACTACTTCCAGCAATAGCGTCTGCAGACACAGTATCCGGATTGAATGTCGAAGTTTATACTTATGACCCCTCAAGCACGCCTGACCGTAAACCTTATCAACTTTGTGAAGGTGCTTGGACTCACGCTGACAACATTGACTCTGATTTTGATGCTTTAGGTTCTGTTGCGGGATGTAGACCTGATTGGGTTTTAGTCCATTACACAGGCTTTGTAACTTTTCCAAAGTCTGGTACTTTTGCGTTTATGGCTCCTGCTGATGATGGGTTCTGGCTATCTCTTGATGGAACTTCAATCATTACTAATGACTGGGTTCTTAAAGGTCGATGGGGGCAAGTTTATCCTGACGTGCAGATTGAGGGCGGGCATACTTACGCTCTAGATGCTTGGTTCTACGAGTATGGTGGCGGTGCTAGTGCTACTTTAATGTACTCTCCTGATAATGGAAATAACTGGAATGTTGTACCTTCTGAATACTATACAACTGATGGTTCTGCACCGGTAATTGTTGCCCCGCCTTCTTTGAGCCAGCCAGTTGGTTTGAACGGCACTGCTGATGGAACTAACGTTGATCTAGTTTGGGGAGCAGTAGTCGAAGACACTCCTATTGAGCATTATGCAGTTATGTGGACTTATGCTGGAGCAGATGGCTGGGGCATAAGCGCTGCTGACCAAAGCATTACTATTGGCGGTTTGCCGGAAGATACAGACGTGACATTCTGGGTCCGTTCTGATAATGACACACTTCACGTTTACTCCCAGTATTCTGACCCAATTATTGTACATACTGGCTTTGACCCAATAGTTATTCCTGTACCACAGCCTACAGAGCCACCTGTTGTAGTACCTCCTGTAATTCCAGAGCCGCCAGTTGACCCTAAGCCACCAGTTATTCCAGACCCACCTGTAGTGCCTGATCCTCCTATAGTTGTGCCTCCAGTTATTCCTGATCCACCAGTGGTTGTTCCGCCTGTGGTAGTCCCAGAACCTCCAGTTGTAGTGCCAGACCCACCAGTTGTTCCAGAGCCTAAGCCAGAACCACAGCCAAAGCCACAAGGTTCTCCAGAGATTCCTGCCGTTATTGAAAACCTAATGCAGGTAGACCTACAGGCAGTAGACCCAACTGAACTTACTCCAGAACAAGCTACCCAACTTGTAGAAGCGGCTTTGGTGGTATTTGAAACAGCCACAGAAGGCTCTCCAGAATACCAGCAAGCGTTGGACGCGCTTTACTTGGCAGCCGAGCAAGATGACATTGTGGTTGACCCAGGCATTGCTAATATTCCTGGTGTTGGTCAAGCCGCTGTTGCTATTGCTAATGTATTGAATGCCATTGGTAACGTAGGTGCGGACATCTCACCTAAAGCCCGTAAAAAGGCTCAGACGCTTGTTGTAACCACTCTTGTTGTTGGGCAAATTGCTCAGACAGCAGCCCTAGCTACCGCATCTTCAGGCGGTTCATCTAACCGAACACTTAGGAGAAAACAATGAAGAAAGTAAAGAAATTCCTAGTAGCCTTACTTAGAGACCTACTTGACCAGGCTTGGACCCTTTTAGGTCTTGCTCTTGGTTGGGTTCTGCTTGAAGGATCTGCTAGAGATATTGTAGGTAAGTTGATTGGTGTTACCCTACTTATTTGGATTCTTACGTTTCCACTGCGTAATCGTGACGAATAGTAGATAATAGTAATATCAACCCGAAAGGACAATAATGTCTGAAATTGTATACCATGAACCATTTGATAAAAAGCTTAGAGGCGATGAGCTTGGTAATCTAGCTCCATACCGTAATGGTCGACCACACCGTGGACAAGACTGGCACCCAAAGGAAAAGTCACCAATTCACGCTATTTGTGATGGAACTGTTGGTCTAGTTGCTTGGACTGATGTTTTAGGACACATTATTGTTCACTCTTCAAAAGATGCTAAGCACTGGGTTCTTTACGCTCACCTTGCTGAAAAACCTACCCTTAAAAAAGGCGACAAGGTTGAAGGTGGAAAGACTGTTCTAGGACTAGTTGGTGGCGGTAAGAACACACCATCAGGGTCTGCATCTACTGGTGCTCACCTACACATGACCGTTGCTACTATGGGCAAAGACTTCTCAGGTGTAGAAGCACACATGCTTCCATTTGAGCGTCTAGTTGACCCACTAACTCTATTTAAGTAAATGATACAGAGAAAAGCCCTAACTGTTAATAACGGTGCTGCTCTTAAGCGCACTAAGCTATTTAACCAGTCTAGGGCTTTATCTGTACCTAAGCAACAAAAACAAGAGACATCTGTGTTCGTACACGCGCGCGCAGGAAGACAAAACTCAGAGGGTTTTGGTGGCGGAAATAGAGTAGGAAAAAGGTAGTATACATGGATCAAGTTGTACTATATTGGGCTGCTGGTATAATTACAGTAGGAACTGCACTTAGTATGTTAGCTGTGGCTCTAAAACGCCTCTACAAGCGCGTACAGGGCTTTATGGAGAATTGGGATCAATTTCACAGAGATTGGTCTGGAGAGCCTGCAATGCCCGGTAGAAGTGCTGTACCTGGTGTTATGGAGCGACTCAACCGGATTGATGGGGAATTAAAGCGTAATGGTGGTTCTTCTATGAAAGATGCAATAAATAGAGTTGAAAAGAAATTAGAGCAAATCGATGCTAGACTTGATCAAGGTAACCAACGATTTGACGAAATCGAAATGAGAATTAAATGACTATTATGCCAAATAAAAAAGGCGGTAGAGTACCACAGCCGGGTGTAAATAACCCTATTGGTAGTGCAGGTGACTTTAAAATTGCTGTAAATAGCGGTGCTACTGGTTCTATTTTAGGTGCACTAGGTACTAGACTAAATGCACGAGGAATGAGCTGGAATGCTGCTCGTGCTGCATTAGAGGTTGCTAAAGTTGAAGCTCAAAGAGATATGACTGTAAGATCTATGGAGCTACAGGCAGCAGCTGAGGCTCAGCAAAGAAAACATGAAGCAGACATTAAAACTACTCGTATGAACAATACACACGAGCTTAAAAAGATTACTCTTACAGCAGAACAAGCGCGTCTAAACCAGCTACAGTCTACAAATAATGTTCATGGTGTTCTAGACAGACTAAGAGATGACTTCCCTGGTGCCAACCTTGAGTTTGAAACTGAACGTGGTGAAAGGGTTAACATAACTCGTCCAAAGGGGGCGTCCTCTGAAGATTCAGAGGATGGGAGTTAAACCTAAATCTAGTAGAAATGCTGCGTTTAGTCAGGGTTCTGGTGGTGGAAGAACTACACGCGTAGTTGAAGCACCAAGTTATGATGAGCCTGAAGAAGATGCTGATGAGTATGAAGATGAAGATGAACATGAAGATGAACAAGAGTCATCAACACCTCAAACATCAACACCTACTGTAACTACTACACCTGCTACTACAGCTATCCCTACTTCTACTCGTACTGCAACACCTGTGTCTTCTGTAGAAAAGTCTGAGAAAGAAGCAAAGGAAGCTAAAGATCGAGATGACAGAGTAGCTCAATCTATTATTGAAAATGAACCAGATAAACTAGACTTCTTTAAAAATAGAATTGGAAGTTCTTGTAAATCTTGTGGAGAAAAAATCCAAAGTTTACATGACAGTTATAGAAAACATGATATTGAGTCTAATGGTCTTTGTAGCCATGCTTTTGATGCAATTGAAGCGTGGGATGGTAGTGACGTCTCTTCTATTACTAAAAAAACACTAGGCATTTCTTTTGATAAAAATAGTGGTGGCAATGAACAAAACGTGAGTGCTGATGACCCTACTACATGGACGCCTGAAATGAAAAAGGCTCACAAAGCCCATTACGAAGAGTTTGCACCACATTTTAAAGATTTAGATACAGAAAGAAACATTACTCATGGGTTTGCACCTAAAGACATAGAGAATTGGTCTTCTGCTGAAACTAAATGGGGGCAAGCTGAATTTAAAGGGGCTCCTCCTGGTGCTGATAAACTAAGGTATGCTAATACAGAAAAAGAAGTAAAGTATTCTTTAAATAGAGTTGGCAAACCATGCTCCTTCTGTGGAGAGGACATTCCTTCAGTAGAAGAGTTGGATGAACATCTAATAAATAAAAATGGTTGGTGTGGCACCGCAAGCTCAGCTATGAGATTTGCAAGTGATAATTAGTATTGTAGGTAAGTGATGGCATCCTCTAAAAATAAACCTTCTCCTAGAGAAGAACAATTACAACGAGTAGCGGCAAGATTAAAGTTAAGCCGTTTTATGGATTCTAATAAGCCCGTAACTTGGAGCGATGAAGTTGTAGCTGGGCATTCTAAAGCTGTAAAAGAACTAAGAGATGCTATCCCAGAAGACTCAAGCATACTCAATGAGTTTACTCCAGAAGCTGTACAGAAAATAAGACAGGAAAAACAGGCTATTCCAGTTAGTCTTAAAACTGTTGGGGTAAAACCAGTAGAAAATCCAGAAAGACTGGTATCTTCTGAAATAACTTCTTCTAATCCTGGTATTGATCCTTCTAAATACTTAGAAACAAATGAAGATGCTATTAGATCTAGATTTGTTTTATCTACGGATGCTAGAGGATTTACAACTGCATCCTATCAAGATCCAAACCCTATTTCTACAGCACAAGTATCTATTGGTCCTCGTATTGAATATAAAGAGGATGGTGTACCAGTATATCTGGGTCATAAAGGAACCTTTTCAGTAAAAACTAATAACAGCAGTAGAACCGATATGAACCAAAGCCTGAATGGATGCGGTCCTAATTGTGATCAGACATACGAGTATAGAGTTGCTAATAGCACTGACTGGGGTCCCTCTCTTGTAGCTCATCAAGACCAAGAAGCCCACCTTTCTAGAGTTATAGACGATGCTGTTAAGCATATTGCTCTTTATCACAGAGGACTACTTGGAGAAAAGAACACCTATGGGTTTGATTCTGGCGAGTACTATAGAGGAAGAGCTAAAAAAGCTCAAGAACAGCAAGCTAGCTCTGGAGCTACTGCAGAGTTTACTACTTTTCAAGATAAATATGAAAAAACAGTTGCTGGAATAGACTCATCTGGTAAACCTAATGGTATTGAAGATGAAGATTGGAAATCTTTAGATGCTAATCAAAAAGCAATTGTAGCTAAGTTTGCACAACATCACGATGATTACGTGGGTTCTACAGTAGATGATGCTGGTTTGGTACATTTAACTCACGCTCAGTATGAGCTTAGTAATAAAATGGGTGAAAGACTCCATAAGCTTGAGCACTCATTTGGTTGGCAGGATAGTGGGTATGAATGGCACCATGACGACCTAGAACCAAACGATCATGATACTAACCCTTATCATAGAGTTGTTTTGAAACAGAATTTGCCTATTATTAATAGAATGTCTACTTTATTAAAAAATTATAAGTTTGCAGATCTATTAAGTAAAGATAATTACAATCCTTCTTTAGAAAGCTCTCAATTACGAGAAGGAACTCCTTTATCTTTACCTAGTTCTTCTGAACAACCTCAATCTGCTCTTACTGTACAAGAACAAAATCAAGCAGAAACTGAAGCCGGAACTAACGTATCTGCTCAAATGACTGAAGCTGGGGTTGCTCCTGCATTACCTTCTCAACCAACAGCAACTTATCAAAGTGGTGGAAGTTTAAGTTGGAAAGATTCTCTTGATAAGTTTAACGAATGGCGTGCAGCTAAAAAAGTAACGTATAAAGACAACGGTCCTGCTATACGAAAAATAGCAAAAGAAATTCGTGCAAAATCTCCAGGGGTTGTAGGGCACTTACTTGATCTTGATGATAAATTTTCTTCATTAACTAACAATCAAAGACTATCTGAAGATGACCCTAGAAAAGAACTTGTTAATAGTTTAAGATCAGCTGCGCAGTCTATCCACAGCCATATATCAGACAAAGCATCAAACAGCCCTGATGAACTTGCCACTGAACTACCACAAAGCCTTAGAGCAGATCATTTATTAAATGAAACTCCTACTATTGCTAAAGAAGCTGATGTTGGTCAGCCAGATAAAATAGACCCTAATTTATGGGTAACATTATCTCCAGATCAAAAAAATCATGTTAAAAACTATGTACGACTTCATGATAAAGTTCAAAGTTTTCAGCTTCCTAATGGTCAAATTGCTGGTTCAGACGAAAGTTTAAGTGCCTATAATGAAATGCACAATTATAGAAGGAAACTAGAAACCTCATTTGGGGCTACTGGAGCTTCAAAAGTAGGTAACGAAAAGTATGACGTTGCGTCTAAAAAAGTGTTTGATTTACTAAAAGAGTACCCCCTTGGTATTGCACGGGTTTTTTAAATAAACCACTTTAAACAGTACAAACCTACTAAAATATGTAATCCTTATATTATTAAGGAGTAATCATGGCTACTTGCGCTAACTGTTCTAATGACGCTTTTTTTGTTTATCAGGTAACTGATTCATATGGAATTGACTTTTGTTCTTCACACGTGCCTAATTTTCTGCGTCGTGAAAAATACGCATCAAGCCTTATTACACTAGATTTACCTGTTGTTGAAGAAACAGCTACGGCATCTAAGAAAAAGAAGTCTGTTGAAGAAGTAGTTGAGGAAACTCCTGCTGAAGATCCAGAATCAGAAGATGCCTCTAATTAGAAAATTTGCCATTCAAGGTCACCCTGTACCTAATGGCTACACTAGACCTCGTGGACCATTTCCACCAGAAGTCCTAGCGCAGGCTGGGGTGGTTCATGAAGAATACGACACGGACTCTTTACACGAAGCCCTAGACAACGTTCGCATGTTCCGATGCAAGGAATGCGAAGATATACTCTACGAGGACGAACTTATCAATCATGATTGCGAAAGCGAGTATTAAAAATGGCAACAAATAATAATGGAAACCTGCTAGATTCAGCAGGTAACATCGTCGTTGACTTTGTATGGGGTAACTTCCCTCTACAGCCAAACGATGTACGTCCAGACACCGCAACAGGTCGCCTAGACTTTGCTCTAGACAACCACGTAATTGCACAGGTTGGCTGGAATGGCTACCCTCTTTATGTACCAAACACGGACGGTTCAGCCGTAGACAGCGACAGCCCAGCAGATGGTATTCAAGCAGATGAAATTTTCTTGAATATTGCCTTAAACTCCGCTGTAAGTGGAACTGTAGCACTAGTTGTTGGTCAGACAACTGCTTTAGCTGTTGACTCCCTAAAGGATAACGGCTTCCTAGCAGCAAATATTACAACCGCATCTGGAGCAGCCAACGCTGCTAAGAGCATTACCCGTGTTAACGTAACTTCTACTACTGCAGCCAACGTATACACCACCACTGCAAGCACTGCTTATCCAGTTGGAACTAAGGTAGTTATTGCTGCTGGAACCGGTATCCCTGCAGGTGTTGTAGGTACTTGGACCGTAACTAACGCTACTAGCACTTACATCACCATTGCTGGTACTGGATTTACTGTAGCGGATTCAGGTACAATTTCTCCTGCCGCTACATTAACGGGTCTTGCTGGAACAGTGAAGTCTATTGCGTTTGGTTCAGGTACAATTGCCAACCAGACAACTGCTTCAACTGTAACTGTAACCCCGTTTGCTACTGCTAGCTAAAACTAAATAACTAATATGGCTCGGTCCTGGGATCCTTCTAATCAACCTGATCAGCAACTTCGTTTAGAAGCTGCTCAAAGGTTGGATCCTAGGGCTGAGCTTTATCAAATAGACCCTGACGTTGCTGTTGAGCTTTTAAGACTCCAGCAAGGAACTGGTGGAAATTACACCAGCATTGAAAGTGCTTTTCAAGCATTGCCCACTGCATCATCTGTTGGTGAATTTGCTAAAACAGGTCAATTTGCAGAAGCTAGATCTCTTTATTTTGATGATGCCGTTCGTGCATCGCAACTTGGGTATGACATAACTACAGGAAAGTACTACACCACCAGTACTGCTTATGATTCTAATACAAAAAGTAGGTTTACACGAGGCGGTATTGAATACGAAAACTTGTCCTCAGATGCAAGAGATTACGAAGATGCTCCAGCACCTATTACCGTAAAACCTACTTCTACAATAAACCCTAGAAAGCCTAGAACTGTTGCTGCTGGTTATAGAGCAGGAACAAATGAAGATGGGTCTGCTGGTACTCTTACCGTAATTTTTAGAGACGGCAGTTACTACAACTACTATGAAGTAGAGCCTTATCTATGGCAACAGTTTAAACAAGTAAAATCTAAAGGTAGATTTATTGCTAAATATTTAGATCAAAAGCCTAGAGGATACGCTAGCGTTGCGTACATCACTGCAATAGCTCAAAAAACAGAATACTATATTTCTCGTACTAACCAGGTTATGTCTAGAGGTAAGCAAGGACTGCGCTCCAAGAGACAGCCTAACTTGGAAAGAAGATTGCTGCAAGCCGAGCGCGCAACAAGAAGAGCTGCTAGAATTGCTAAAGCAGCAGGAACAAATCCTGCTAAAGGTAGAGGAAAAAGGCGCGCATAGATTAATGCCAAAAATACACAATATCGGAAAACAACACTTTGTACAGTTTTTTAGGTTTCCTGTTAAATGGGGTGCTAGAATAGCTGTAATAGGTCATACACAAGAGATCGAGCCACCTTACAGAACCTCTAAACCTCTTATGATTAGGCTGCCATTTTACCATGTTTTAGTCATTGGTAAATGGAGTGGAGAACTAGAAGAAGAAACAGCGCTAACAACTGCGCTAGAAATGCGAGTACTAACTGATGAAGATTTTCAAGAAGGATGGACCCCAGCAGCCTACGAAGTTGGAGAAGAGGGTAGCCTCTATATCGACTCCTGAGCTAGTAACTTGGGTAGAAACTCACCTTTACATTATTGGTAAAGAGACCACTGCTTGGTTAAAAACAAAAGAAGCCTTTTTTTTAGAAGACGCTGAATCAGCAGCTGAGGTGTTAGTTGTTATCATGAAAGAGCTAAAAAAGAGGTCAAATGAGCTTTGAGGAAGAAAAATTTGAGGAAATAAATCCCGATTTTTATAAAGAAGACCATGAGGCTGTAGAAGAAGATTTTGAAGAGCCAGAAGATGAACTATCTAAAGACTTTGTTAATAAACTTATAGACAAAATTATGGAGTTTATGGGTGTCCTTGTTGGGCATCAACTTCACCCCTATCAACAGCCGTTAGCTAAAAGAATTATTGAGTCAGTAATTATTGGTGATGGTGAAGAGATTACCGCCCTTGCTGCTCGTCAGTCAGGTAAGTCCGAAACTATTGCAAATACTGTGTCTACGCTTATGCTATTGATGCCTAGACTTGCAAAGATCTATCCTGATCTTCTTGGCAAATTTAAGGACGGCATTTGGGTCGGTCTATTCGCTCCTACTGAATCTCAGGCAGAAACTTTGTTTAGCCGAACTGTAACTCGATTAAGCTCTGAGCGTGCGCAAGAAATTCTTAGTGACCCTGAAATTGACGATGTAGCTGCTAAAGCTGGTGGTGTTACTAAAATGATTCGACTTAAGAAGTCTGGATCTACCTTAACAATGATGACTGCTAACCCTCGTGCAAAGATTGAATCTAAGTCGTTCCACCTTGTTGTTATTGATGAGTGTCAAGAAGCTGATGACTTTATTGTTACTAAGTCTATTTCTCCTATGATGGCGTATTATGCGGGTACTATGGTTAAGACCGGAACACCTACTACTCATAAAAACAATTTCTATAAGTCTATCCAATTAAACAGACGTAGACAAACTGGTAGAAATGCTAGACAAAACCATTTTCAATGGGACTACAGGGATGTAGCAAAGATTAACCCAGATTATAATAAGTTTATAAAGAAAGAAATTATTCGTATTGGAGAGGAGTCAGATGAATTTCAGATGTCGTACAACTGCAAGTGGCTACTTGAACGCGGAATGTTTGTCTCTTCTACCCTCTTGGATGAGCTTGGTGACACTAGCCAAAAAATCGTCAAAACCTGGCATCAGACACCCGTTGTTGTCGGAGTCGATCCTGCTAGAAAAATGGACTCAACCGTTGTTACTGTTGTCTGGGTCGACTGGGATAGACCTGATGAGTTTGGGTATTACGATCATAGAATCCTCAACTGGTTGGAAATACAAGGCGATGACTGGGAAGAACAGTACTTCCAAATAGTAAACTTTTTAAGCAACTATGATGTATTGGCAATTGGTATCGATGCTAACGGTGTTGGTGACGCGGTAGCACAGCGTCTAAAAATTCTTATGCCTAGAGCTGAGGTCGTAGCCCTCACATCTAGCCAATCGGAGCAATCTAAACGGTTTAAACACTTACAGGAGCTTCTACAAAGAAGATCTTTAGCTTACCCTTCTCATGCAGAATCTAGGCGTCTTCGTATATGGAAACGTTTTTACCAGCAGATGACAGATGTAGAAATTAAGTATAAAGGTCCTAACTTTACAGTAGCAGCGCCTGATGAGACATACGCGCACGATGACTATGTGGATAGTTTAGCTATGGCTTGCTCTCTTACCAGAGAATTAGTAATGCCAGAGGTAAATGTGTCTTCTAGTCCTTTTTTCTAAAAATTATTAATTAAGCCTTTATTTATGTTGATTATAAGTCAAACTAAGTATTGGAATACTGCAGTTCCATTTCTAACTAAAAGGAGTTTCCATGGGCATTTCTCCAAATCCTATGTTTCCAGAGCGTGCGCCGCAGGCGTACGAACTAAAAGCCGCAGGTAACGTCGAGCGTAGAGGTCCACTTCGTTTTGAAGAGGGTGTTGCTACTGACACTGACGTTCCTAACGACTTCCAGAAGGGTATCATGAGCGGCTTTGCTGCAGCTCCTGGTCGCCCAAACCGCAACGCACCAGTATGGCAGAAGCCAGCTGCTGAGACCCTAGCAGAACGTTCACACGTAGGTTCTGCTGCATGGATCGAAGCACCTACTTTCCTAGGTGAGTTTGCACACGGTTCATTCACTAACTATGCTGAGCAGACTGTTGAGACCAAGTTGGTTTCTGGTGGTAAAACAGCACGTTTGAACCCAACAGTAGTTCAAGACTAATAACAAACACCTTACTCTTGCCCCCGCCCCTTATAAGGGGGCGTGGGGGCGAGGTAAGCTCTACGTTTGAGGAGACGGCATAATGGCACAAGTACCTGCCAATGAAAAGCTTTGGACTTTGATTGTTACACAAGCAAAAGCCAAGTACACTAACTACCCTAACCCAGGCGCTAGCCACTGGGTTCATCAGCAGTACCTGAAGCACGGTGGTCGGTTTATTGAGACTAGCGAAGAGACTCGTCGCAAGAAGATCGCACAAAAGATGCTAGAAGAAAAGTTGCGTAAGAAGGCTGCTCACAAAGGTCTTAAAAAAGACGAAAAGAATTCAAAGCCTGTTCCAAAGAAAAAGTCTAAGGATAAATAAATAAATGTCTTTTGCGGACTTTTCACCACCCAGTTATAGGGCGGCTTCTTCTGACCTAACAATCTCTATTTCTCCATTAGGTCTTGTAGAACTTGCTGACGAAGAGTTTGAGGTCCACGGTCCTCGTCTAAACCGTTACAGCCTTAACTGGGCTATGTACCTTGGTCACCACTGGGGCTATCGCCGTGAACAAGGCGAAATGCAAATTTCGATTAATTATTACCGTGCTTTTCTAGATTACATTTCTAGATTTACTTTTGGTAAGGGTGTCCACTTTAAATCCCCTAAAGCTACTGAGGCTATTATTCCTCAGCTTCTTGAGCGTGTATGGGAAGTAGACAACAACAAGATGCAGATCTTGTTTGAAATGGCTCAAACTGGTGCTGTATCAGGTGACTGTTTTGTTAAGATTGCTTATGAAGAAGCATGGGAAGATAGCGTAGGTCGCTTTCACCCAGGACGTGTTCGTATTCTTCCTCTAAACCCTGCGTTTTGTTTTCCAGAGTTCCACCCACACGATAGAACTCGTTTACTTAGATTTAAGCAGAAGTACCGTTTCTGGGGCACAAGCCTAGAAGGTACTCGTCAGGTATTTACTTACACTGAAATCCTTACCGATGACATTATCGAAGAATACATCAATGACGAGTTGATTGACTCAAGACCAAACCCACTAGGTCAGATCCCAGTTGTTCACATTCCTAATATTCCGGTTTCTGGTTCTCCATGGGGTCTAGCAGACGCTCATGACATCATCACTATTAACCGTTCATATAACGAAATCTCTACAGATATTGCAGACATCATCAACTACCACGCTGCGCCTGTAACAGTTATTGTTGGTGCTAAAGCTTCTAACCTTGAAAAGGGTGCAAAGAAAGTTTGGGGTGGTCTTCCTAAAGACTCTCAGGTATTTAATCTTGAAGGTGGAGGCGCTGGTCTTGCTGGTGCAATGGAGTACCTGTCTTCACTAAAGACTGCTATGCACGAAATGATGAACGTACCAGAGACTGCTCTTGGTCAAGTTCAACCTATTTCAAACACCTCTGGTGTTGCTCTGTCTATTCAGTACCAGCCTTTGATGAACCGCTGGGCACAAAAGACCGCTCAATACGGTAAGGGTCTTGAACGTATTAACGAGATTGTTATTTTAAATCTTGTTGTTAAAGAACCACAGGTTCTTACCTATGACCCAAGCACTAATGCGCCATTAAAAGAAGGTCAGTTAGATGTCTTAGACCCTAATGATCCTCTTACTTATAGATCATTTGCACATTTTCCTCAACCTCTTCCTTTAGACAAGCTAATCTTGATGAGCGAACTTCAGCAAAAGATGGCACTAGGACTAGAGTCTAAAGAAGGTGCTTTGCGTGCTCTTGGTGAAGAATTCCCAGATGAGAAGCTTGAAGAAATTCGTAAGGAAATGATTGAAGATGCTAAGGCTGATGGTGCCTTGACACTCATTAAGGTACAGATCCAGAAAGAAATTATGGATATGACCGGTATGATGCCAGGACCTGAAGGTAGCTCCGCAACTCCTATTGACCCTATGATGATGGGTGATGGAGATGTTATGGGTGATGGTATTGAAGGTCCACCTGAAGAGGGTGCTGACAATCCTGAGCTAAACTCTAACATGGAAGAAGAGCAGGGCGAAGCTAGCATGAGAGAAACTTTGGTACAACAGGCATACGGTGCCAACATACCAACAAGAGATCCTATAGATAGACAATAAATAATTTTAGTTTGCTAAGAAACTAATTACTAATTTCCTTATTCTTATAGTATACCCACTGACAAGGTCACGTGCTCACACATCGGAAAACGACCCACGAGAATGAAAAGAGATAAATAATGGATGAAAACCTAGAGGTAGAAAGTACTACCGAACAAGTTGCACCTGAAGCTGTTGTTGAGGAGACACTCTTGCCAAACACTGACAAGGTTGCTGAAGCAATTCAGAAAGCCCGTGCTCAGGAAAAGGCAAAGCTTTACCCTCAAGTAGAAAAGCTACAGGAAGAACTAGCTATGCTTCGTAAGGAGCGTGAAGAGCGTCAAGCTCTAGAGGCTGAGCGTGCAGCAAAGCGTCAGGCTCGTGAGTCTGAGCGTCAAGCTGAACGTAAGAAGCAGGAAGAATCAGAACTTGAGGTTCGCGATCTTCTTGCTAAAAAAGAACAGGAATGGGCAAGTAAATTTGAAGCTGAGCGTGTAGAACGCGAAAAAGCTTTTGCTCTTCTTGATCGGGAGCGTGAATTCCAGGAGCTGCAGCAATATCGTTCGCAGCGTCTAGAACAAGAGCGCGAAAACATTATTCCAGAACTAGTAGACCTAATTTCTGGAAATTCTAAGGATGAAATTGAGCAGAGCATCCTTGGTCTTAAAGAACGTTCTGCAAAAATCTTCGATTCTGTTACGCAAGTCGCACAGCAGAGCCGCAAGGAGATGACTGGTACACGCATCACCGTACCAGCAAACGGACCCCTCGACAATGATTCGGACTCAGCTACGTTAACCCCCGACAGTATTTCAAATATGTCAATGGCAGAATATGCAAAGAATCGCTCAAAGCTTTTGGGCGGTAATAACAACCGTGGACAGGGATTGTTCGGTAATTAACCACCTAACTAACAACCGCTTCTGAAAGGAGCAAAAATGGCAGGTTCTGCTATTACAGGTTCGTCCCAGCTCGCTGGTGCACCTACCGCTTATTCAGGCTCAAACTCACAGTTGAGCCAATCTATCCAAACCATTTGGTCGAAGGAAATCCTATTCCAGGCTATGCCAATTCTACGCTTTGAGCAGTTCGCTGTTAAGAAGACTGAACTAGGTGTTGCTCCTGGTCTACGTGTTAACTTCCTACGTTACAAGAACTTCGCAGTGGACCCAACTCCACTATCAGAAGGTGTACGTATGACCACCAACGCTCTAACCGCAGAGCAGATTGCTATCACCGTTGCCGAGCACGGATACGCAGTTGCAGTCTCAGAGCTGTTGCTAAACGCATCTTTCGACGACATCATGGCTTCTGCTTCACGTTTGCTTGGTCGCCACATGGCTCAGTACCTAGACGTACAGGCTCGTAACACTCTATCAGCAGCTACTTCAGCTGTTTATGGTTACGACCGTTCAGGTTTCTCATCTTCAACTACTTTCAACACATATGCTGAAGGTACCGTTGGAACTAAGCTATCTGATCTAACTGGTAACTTCAAGCTAACAACCGGTGCTATCAAGGACGCTGCGCTAACTCTTGCGTCTAAGAACATCCCAAGGCTTGGAGAGACCTACGTACAGTTCATTCACCCTAAGCAGTCTCGTGACCTTCGCTCAAACCCAGAGTTTATCGAAGTAACCAAGTACGCTGCTCCAGGTAACTTCATGCTAGGTGAAATCGGTCGTCTATACGACGTCGTATTCATCGAGACCACCCAGATTAAGCTTCTTGCTTCTGGTACTGCAGTTGACTACACTTCACTTGTTGGCGCACCTGCTGACCAGGTTGTAGTTCCTGTAAAGGCTAACACTAACCCAGGTTCTGGTGGTAACCCTAACGGTTCTACTTCACCAAACCCTGCTGGTGGTGCAGATGGTACTCCAGGTGCTTCTGTTTACGAATCAGTAATGATTGGTGACAATGCATTTGGTCACGCTATCTCTCTTCCAGTTGAGCTTCGTGATGGTGGTGTTCTAGACTTCGGTCGTGAGCACGCACTAGCATGGTACGCTATCTGGGGTCTAGGTGTTATTACTGACCAGGCTATCGTTAAGGTTTACACCAACTAATAGCCAAACCCTCTCGTGAGGTACGGGGGGCTGGTTCGCCAGCCCCCCACTTTAAATAAACAAACAAACATAGGAGAAAAATATCGTGGCAAACACACCAACAAGTCCATTGGACGCAACCGGCAAAGCTGCTGAAGACGCCGCAAAAAAGAACGCAGCAGAAATTAAGAAGCGCCAAGAAGAGATTGCTATCTCTCGTGCTGCTGAGGAAGAGCTACTAGAAACCGCTGTCTTTGATCCAAAGAAGCCAGACGCTCCAATCCTAATTGATGAAATCGAAGAAGTTGGTGTATCGATTAACAACGAAAAGGTTGTTATCCGTACTATCACTGATATCGAAGACATGACTTACGGAGTAGGAAACAGTTACACTTTTAAGCAGGGTGTTAGGTATTCAGTGCCAAAGGATTTGGCAGATTACCTTGAAAGCCTTGGCTACATTTGGCGTGCTAACTAAGCACGTCTAATAAGCTGCCCACCCTGTTAGTACCGCCTTCCTCCTAACAGGGTGGGCTTTTTATGTTTGGGCAGATTTTATTACCAAAATGCGAGAACATAAGTATATAGACTTACGGAGGATCTGTGGCAACACTATCTAATCTTGCTGAAAGAGTTCGTGTAGAACTTGGTGACCTTGGCAAATCTTTTGTAACTAACTTTGTTGCTGATGGTACTACCAACCGATTTAGACTTCACTACGCCCCACTAGACGGAAATGGCGTAAAAGTCTTTAAAAATGGGGTAGACATCTCGAATTTAGCATCTGTTGAAGAACAAACAGGCGTTCTAGTTACTGACACTGTTCCTGCTGATGGCGACGAACTGCTCGTCAGTGGTACCTATTATCGTTATTTTACTGCTACTGAAGTTAACCACATTGTTGAAGAAGCCCTACTAACTCACACCCATGGACACACTGATGTTGTTGGGCGACAAATTACTATGGATAATTTGCCTCTTATTGAAGAGTATCCTGTAATCATTCACGCTGTTACTCTAGCTTTATACACTTTAGCTACAGATGCATCTTTTGATATTGACATTCAAGCACCAGATGGTGTAAGTATCCCTAGATCTGAACGATACCGTCAGTTGATGGATATGGTTCAGGCAAGACAGAGTCAGTACCGTGAACTTTGTACTTTACTTGGTGTTGGTCTATACAAGATTGATGTATTTAATCTTAATAGGATTTCTAAGTCTACAGGAAGACTTGTCCCTATGTACTTGCCGCAAGAAGTTGACGATCGTTCATACCCAGAAAGAACACACATTGCTACACCTACTTTGGGTGCAATTGCTCAACCTTGGGAAACTGAAGCTGGCGAAATAACCGCTTACCAGGGTCGTTCATTCAGCACTTCACTTGATGTTACAGCTAACCTTGCTGGAAAGTCATTTACTGTAAAAATTCTTAACCAACGTAATTCTCCACTTGCCGTACGAAACTTTGCTCTTTCTGTAGATGCTCCTGGTATTGATACTATTACTGGGGTTTCTAGAACTTCAGGAAGTACAACTATTACAATTACTACTAGTGCTGCTCATGGATTAAGCACAGGAAACTCTGTAGTTATTACAAATGTTAATAGTACTGTAAATGGTGTTTACACAATTTTGAGTGGTAACCCATCAAACACGACCTTTACAGTTACTGGTACAGCTACTGCTGCTTTATCTCTTACAGGGTTATCTGGTCAAGTTGAGACTAATGTTTCCAAAGATTACACCTTTACATTCTCATTAACTAAAGAAGAGACACAAATGCTAGCTGAAAGAACTTACTGGTCACTTTCTGCTATTGATGATTTTACTGGTGATATTACAGAGATTAAGGGCGGCAAGTTCTTTACTGTTAGAGGAACTACGATCGTAATATGAGTCCTATAAACCCAAACGCACCAATTTTTCCAGAGCAAGATGTTGCTCTAATTCCGGTATATGATGAACCATACAACCCAAATGACTATCCAACTGCTGGTACCCCACCACAAGAAGTAGATTCTGATATTGACTGGCAAGAAGTTGATATCAATCTTCTTCCTGGTGTTCCAGCACAACGTGGGGCTACTGGTCCACAAGGACCTGCTGGACCTCAAGGTGCTTCAGGCGGCTTTTTAACTTTTACGCAAAATGCGGTTTCTACTACATGGACTATAACTCACGCTCTTGGGTATTACCCATCAATTACAACAACCGATTCAGCAGGAACAGTAATAGAAGGAACAATCTCTTACCCATCCATCACTTCGGTAGTAGTTACTTTTGGAATTGCTACCAGCGGATTTGCTTATCTATCTTAGGAAAATAAATGGCTAGAAAATTTTTAACCCCAATTGATCTCAATAAACTTGAGCTTCAAAATGTGGCTTTGCAAAACCTTAGCTCAGACCCAGGTACGCCAGCTACTGGTCAAATCTACTTTAACACCGGTGGAACCGTTAAGGTATACAACGGCAGCGCTTGGCTATCTCTTAGCACTACAAGCGGAACTGTAACCTCTGTAACGGGTACTTCTCCAGTTGTTTCTAGCGGTGGAACTACTCCAGCTATTTCTTTAGCTTCTGGCTACGGTGATACCCTAAACCCATATGCCACTAAAACTAATAACTATGTTTTGGCTGGTGCCGCTTCTGGTGGCTCAACTGCGCCTACATTCCGTGCGTTAGATAAAGCCGATATCCCTAGCACTCTTAATGCCACTACTTTTGGTGGAAATATCTCTTTGGGAAGCACTACCGGAAGCAACGGTTATAACATTACTGGGCTTAATAACCCAATCAACGCTTATGATGCGGTAAATAAATCTTATGTAGACCAAGTTGCTACCGGTATCAATGCTCACGAAGCAGTGGCTTACGCATCAACTACTAATATTTCTGGAACTTACAACAACGGCACCGCCGGTGTAGGAGCAACTCTTACAGGTACTGGCTCAATCGTAATTGACGGATATACCGTTGTTTCGGGTGATGCCGGTACAAACGTTTCTATAAGCAACTCTACTGGATTACGCCTTCTGTTGAAGGACCAGACTCTTACTGATCAAAACGGTATTTATGCTGTAACTGCTTGCGTATCTGGAACTAGCTGGACACTTACCCGTGCGTATGACTATGACGCTTTGGGAGAGGTAGCTGCTGGTGACTTTACTTATATCCTTAATGGAAATGCTAACGGTAAGTTTACTTGGATTCAAGTTAGTAAGCCTGCTGCTATTAGCGGTGTTGGTACTTTAGCTAACGCTATTAGCTTCTCAATTCTTTCTAACGGTAACATTAGCGGTACTGTAGCAGTTAACCAAGGTGGTACTGGAGCAACAACTCTTACTGGGGTTCTTAAAGGTAATGGTACTTCTGCATTTACTGCGGCTGTTGCTGGAACTGACTATATTGCTCCATACGGCAGCACTACTGCAAATACTTTCCTTGCTGCTCCAAATGGTACGGCTGGAACACCTACATTCCGTGCGGTTGTTTATGCTGACCTACCTACTAACGTAGGCGTTGTTGCACGTAAAGTATCTCTTGTGGGTACCGGTACAGGACAGACTATCGCTTTGACTCACGGTCTTGGAACTAACCTAGTTACTGCTCAGGTTTACGATACTTCAACATCAACTGCTACTTTAGTAGATACAGACATCACTGTAACTAGCACAGTCGCTACTGCTACTTTTGCATCTGCCTCAACTACACTAAGCAACTATACACTCGTTGTAATTGGATAATAAATGACTAAAAAAATATTAACTGACCTAGATGCTACTGGTCGTACAATAACTGCTGGTATTTTTTCTGGAGTTGCTAATAATGACACAATAAATACTATTACCGGTGCAACATCAACAGCATCATTTTGGTCAGATGTTACTACTGGAACAATCGGCGTTGGAACAGGCGTAACTACTGGAACAATTAGCATTGGAACTGGGCTTACAACTGGAAGAGTAGACATTGCAGTAGGTTCTGGTTCTACGCCAACTAGCACTGTAAATATTAATACTGGTAAATCTGGTAGTCAAAATGTAATTACAAATATTGGCAGTGGTACTTTGGGTGGGACAATAAATCTTTATACAGGTGCTTCTGGAGTTATTTTAAATGGAACCGCCTTAATTAAAACCCCAACTGCTATTACTTCTGGTTCCTCAATAGGGTTATCTATTACAACTGGTTCAGGTGCTTTAGGTGCTAACAGCGGGTCTGTAACTATTGACGCTGGTCAGATACCAACAGGTGCTGGAACTGCTGGAACTGTTCTTATTGGGAATAACTATGCAACAAGTTTAACAATTGGTAGAAGTAATATTACTACTACAATAAATGGAACATTGGCAACTACTAGCCCATCAATTACTACTTCTTTAACAACCCCCTCAACCTCGTTTGATTTATTAAATACTACTGCAACGACAATAAACGCTTTTGGTGCCGCAACAACACTTACTATTGGTGCAGCAACCGCAAGTACTGTATCAATAGGTTCAGCGGCTACCTCTGTTACTTTAGGGCAAGGTTCAAGTAACTTAAATGCTAATAAATCTGTAAATATTGCTGGGTCAACAGGATCAAACGCAGTATCAACAGGAGTTACTTCAAGTCTTACTTTAAACAATTATTATTCAATTATTGGTACTTCTACTACGTATATTGGTGGAGGGTATTCACTCACTGGAACATCAACAATTAACATTGGTACTTTTTCTGGTTCTGTTAGTGGTACAAACAATATTACTATTGGGTCTTCACCAGGAACTACTACAATAAATGGAACTCTTGTAGCGTCTGCTCCTGCTGGTTCTCTCACAGGTACGTCTTTACCCGCTGCAATTACGTCTGCTTCTGGGTTAGCAACCGTTGGAACTATTACTTCGGGTACTTGGAATGGTACTGCTATTACCTCTCAATATGGAGGTACTGGTCAATCTGGCTCAAGCCCATTTACGCAGTATGGTGTTACTTACGCTTCTACTGCAACCGCTTTAGCACAAACTGCTGCTGGTACTGCTGGTCAAGTATTAACTTCTAACGCTACTTCTGCACCTACTTGGTCAGACAAAGGGTATACCCTAATTTCAGCTGTTGCATTTTCTGGTTCTGCACCATCTTTTACATCGATACCGCAAACATATAAAAAACTTGTAGTACAAATTAAATTTGATTCAATAGGTACTTTTTCTGCAAGTTGTTATCTTACTGTAAATAATAATGCAGTTATTTATGCCACACTTTATTCAGTAGGTTCAACAACAGCAACTACCTCTGCCACTGGTACCGATACAGTTATTAGGTTAACTGCTCAATCTGTAACACCAATTGCAGGTGATTTAATGACAGTTGAAATACCAAATTATACAGGGTCAAGACCAACTATATGGATATCTGGTGGATATAGTGCTTCTTCACAAACAAGATGGGGTGTTGCTTCTACCGCAGCAGCAATTACTCAAGTTAGTTTTGGAGCATCTGCTTCTTGGGGTACTGGTGCTGGAACTGCTTATTTATACGGGGTGAACTAATGAATAAAGTTATAGAAGTAAATTGCGAAACTGGAGAAGTAACGGAAAGAGATGAAACTCCAGAAGAAATTGCGGCAAGAGAGCAAGCCGCTCAACAAGAAGCAAAGGCATTAGCCACTAAAGAGTCTGCTCTAGCAAAACTTCAAGCCCTAGGACTAACAGAAGAAGAAGTTAAGGTTCTACTGGGCTAAATAAACCTTTACAATAAAAAAGAATACTTTAGGAGAAGCAATGAGAAGCTCAGACATTCAAGGTCGATTTAGTATGGACTATGAAGCTAAGTCTTTATATGAAGGTATTGCCGAAGATCTTGGCGGCACTGTAGGTACTGAAGTAAGCTGGTATAGATGGCAAGACTACTACCTAGAAGAAAACTACAACGACATTGTGGATGACATCTATGATGTTTCTAGCTCTGTTCCTACTAAAGGTCGTAGATGGATGCTTCCTTTTAATTTTCCGGTAGTTATGGCTCAGCTCATTAGATCAACTAACGTAATGAATGAGCGCGGTTTCTATGTTACTGATACCCTTAGACTAGTCATAAATGTGGGAGATGTACAAAGACTATTGCCTAGTATTTTAAGCAGCCCTAGCACCCACATTAAAGATAGAATTATATATAGAGACGAAGTTTTTACTCCTTCTCGTGTATTGCCTAGAGGTGCTTTTGGTTCTCGCTATTCTGTAGTGACTATTGATTGTAACCAGGTAAACAGCGAAGAGCTAGTAAACGACCCACAGTTTCAAAAGTATGCGTCTGCTACTAAAGCAGATCTTCGAACAATTGGCTATGGTAGCGGTAACTATGGCTCTGATCCTTATGGAGAGTAAATATGCCACTAGTTAAACCTACAATTGGACAAACGTCCTGGGGTACTACCCTAAACGCTGCCCTAGATTACCTAGACACTAAAAACCAGTCAGGTTTCTACGGCTTTGATTATGAAATTCACGTTAGCCAAGTAGACGGAAATGACACTACGGGTAATGGTGACATTCTAAACCCAGTTGCTTCTATTACTAAAGCGTTGACTTTAGTAGGTTCACAACGTAAAACAATTATTGTTCATCCAGGAACTTACGCTGAAAACCCATCAATAACAGTTCAGTACACAACCATAACTGGTCCTGGGCTTATTGGTGGAAACATCGTAATCTCTGGAACTGTAAGCACAAACAAGGGTTGCACTATTGCAGGTATAAAGATGACCAACCTGACTGTGACCGCACCTAGCGGGACAGGAAATGTAAACATCCTTAACTGTGAAGTTTCTGGAACTTTTACAAAAAGTAACAATGCTGACTACACCGTTCTTCGTTTGTGTGACCTTGCTGCCGCAAGCATCACTGGGTCTGGTCTAGTTGCCATCTTTGGTGGTAATCCAAACTTCATAACCGTCAACAACGCTAGTGCCAATGTAATTGTAAAAAGTGCTGTCACCGTTGCCCCTGTTCTAACTGCTGGAACTCTAAGCCTTGTAGATTCTGTAGTCGTTGCTGCTGTGACCAATGCCGTGACATCTGCTACCTCAAGCATTATCACATTAGCGAACTGTCAGTTTTTGACGTCAGCACTAAATGGTGTTGCCCCAGTTGTACTAAATGGTTTTTACTCAATATTTAACTGCGTGTTCGATAAGCCAAACTCAACTCTAGTAGCACTATCAGGAACTGGTGGTTCTACAGGGTCTGTTGACTACTTCCAATATGTAAACGCAGATAGACTTCTCATGCAAAATGGAACAGCACCTTCTGCCAACCTAACAGGCGGAGGCATTTTGTATGTAGAGGCTGGTGCTCTCAAGTACAGAGGCTCATCTGGAACTGTAACCACGCTAGGAGTGGCATAATGAATAAAGTAAAAACTCATAAAGTAAAAAAGACCGTGAATGGTAAAGGAAGTAAGCCAGTCAAAGATTACCACAAAGGCACTCTTTCTAAAGGCGAGCACGATGTAGCTTCTAAAAACGTTCACAAAAAGTACGGCATTACTGGTGATGGTCCTAAAAAACAGACAAGAGTCAGAGTAAAACACTAATGCCTTTTAAGTCTAAAGCTCAGCGTAGGTGGATGTATGCTAACGATCCTAAGATGGCTCAGGAATGGTCCAAAGAGACGCCAGGAGGCTCAAGGCTGCCCGAAAAGGTTAAGAGCCATAAAAAGACCCATAGGAAGAAGAAGTAGCTTCTATGCCCCATTTAACAAAGATTAACCCTAGATTGCCAGAGTTCCTAGAAACTGGTGGAGGAGTACAAAAGATTATGAGTCATCTAGACGAATTACACGGAAAAGAAATAGCTGCAATGGCAGCCAGGCATGAGTATGAACTGCACTCTTTAAAGAAAAAGCACGCTGATCAAAAGTCTGCTTCAATGGCTAAGCTTGCAAAACCTACCAAAGCTAAAGTAAGGACTAGTAAAAGTGCGCGTTAGAACTAAAGATGGCGAAGGTCATGTTATTACTAAGAAAAAGTCTGATAAAGGTATTGGTAAAAAAGGCGATGTTATAGTTGACCATACTGCTAAGAAAACAGGCAAGTATGATAAAATGAACCTAACTAAAGTTGCTGGATCTAAAACTGTAAAAGAGGGTGCCAAAGCAACTCGTAAATGGCATAAAGAAAACCCTAGAAAGAAGAAGTAATGGCATCTGGAAATGAAAAACTAGAAGCGTTTTTTGCTGCTACTGAGGCAAAAAGTAATGCTGCTCGTGATAAGAGTGTAGCAAGACACCAGAAGAAACTAGACAGAAAGTTTGCTGGAAGAATCAGAAGAACTGCTCTTCCTGTGGCTGCAGGTACTGAAGGTATTGCTAAAGGAGCTGCTAAGGTATTTGAAGGCACTAGAAAAGAAGCAGTTATCCACAAGAGCCAGGGTGATGCAGCTAAGGCTGCCATTAATACTAAGTCAGTACAGGCTAAGTCTGCTAATGGTCCTGTAGGTCGTATGCTTGCTAGAAGAGTTGTTAAAAAGAACGTTAAGCGTGGAATGAAAGAAGGCGGTGAAGTTGCAAGACAAATGCTTGGAGCTGCCGCTAAGGATAATGCAAGGAGAAATAGATAATGCCAGAATGTAAGTGCGAAAACTGTAAGTGTGGAAAGAAAGACGAAAATGGCGAGTAAGAAGCCTGCCCCAAAAAAGTCAACTAAAAAGGTATCAGATCCAACACCGATCTATACCCAGGTAGTTAAAGCTAGGGGATTTGATCCTCTAAAAAACAAGCCGGAAAATACGGCTATGAAATCAATCCCCGCAAATATGACGCGTAAATCAAACGCATCTAGACAGAAAAAAGGTAAGTAATGGCAACAACAAAGAAGTGCAGCTGTGGCAAGTGTGCTAGTTGTAAGAAGTCTTGGACAGACTCAAAGGCTGACAAGAAGCAAGACAAGAAGCTCGAAAAGGGCATGACAGCTGCTCAGAAGAAGAAGTTTGAAGCTGCTGACAAGAAGATGGACGCTAAAAAGCCTTCTAAAAAGGCAGATGAGCGTATGGACAAGGCTTTAGCCAAGAAGATTAAAGGTAAGAAGTAATGGCAAATAGAGCAGGTAAAAAGCTAATTAAAAACGTTGCTAAGACAATGTCTACTCAGGCAACTTCAAAAGGTACTTATACTGGAGATCAGCTAAAAAGTGTTGTAAAGACTGGAACTAGCATGGGTGTCTCTAAGAAGTCTATGCAAAAAGCAGTCACAAAAGGCTCTAAGCAAAGCATCAAGGATTTCAATAAAAAAATAAAATCCAAGTAACAAACACAAATAAAGTTTAGCCTGCCAAGTGCAGGCTTTTCTTTTATCCTTAAATAGTAGTAATTCGTGCGAACTACTACCTATTAATTTAGAGCCTGCGCCTCGATTGGGGATTTGCAAATGTCTGCGAAAAACGTTAAACCTTGGTGGGATAGAGTCAATGACTACTACCTATTTGATGAGCGTAAACAGTTCATCCGAGGTGCTGTTGGGTTTAAACCTAACAACCGTCAAGATGCTATGATGGCTCAAATAATTGCCGGGTACGTTAATTCAGAGTTTGCACAACCTAAATCGCTAGGCAAAAAGAGATGAAGCACGTTCTAAAACACTTCCCACAGGCTGCAGCAGAGGCTGCTCGCTCTATGACGTATGATCTACGTAATAGCGCTATTGAGCACGGCTGGCACCCTGATATTGCTAATAGCATTCACATTACTCACAATGGGTCTGAGTTTAAAGTACACGTTCCTAAAAAGCACAAACAAACTGTCCATGAATTAGAATATGGTACAGAAACCCAAAGACCAACTGCAGTTTTGCGAAAGTTCAATAATAGACCTGAGTACATGGAAAAGGCTTTTTTAAAAAGCCTATCTAGGTTAACGAAAGGTAAACTATGACTTTTTTACTTTCTGAAGATAAAGCACTTAGAGAATTGCTACAAGGAATTGTTGTTCATGACCAAAAAGCAGATGGTGCTGATACACCTCGTCAAGTAGGTGTTTGGTTTGGACAACCAGACCAGGAATTACGTTCACAGGTTTATCCTTACATCACTATTGATATGATTGACGTTGTTAGAGAAACAGATCGTGAACAACGTGGATTATCTTCTCCAGAATACCTAACACCTGTTGGATTTGATGAAGAGACTATGAGCTATGTAATCCCTAAACCTATTCCGGTAAGCATCGATTACCAGATAACTACTTATGCTCGTCATCCTCGTCATGACAGAGAACTTATGACTCAACTTTTGTTTAGTAAATTACCACTTAGATTTGGCTGGCTAGAAATCACAGAGAAGACAGAAACTGTTGGAGATGTAACTACCAACACCAACACTCTGAGACGTCTAGACGTCATTAACGTTTCTAAAAGAGACGTGACCGAACAAGCAAAACGCTTGTTTGTAAATGCAATAACTGTGCGTGTTTCAAGTGAAATCGCTCAGGAAACCGCTTCCACACTGTATAAAGTTAACTCAGGAGTTAACGTCTATGGTCCTACCACAACTACTGGTAGATCTGATAATCCTGATTACCTGTCATTTGGCTCGATCACCATTACGCCCCCAAACAATATCACAAATAACAATTAATCTATAGGAGATAATTATGGCGTTTTCACGTCCTGGCGTTTACGTAAGTGAGCGCGATCTACCAACACCAGTAACCAGTGTTGGAACCGCAAATGCTGCGGGTGCATGTATTGGCTACTTTTCAAAGGGTCCAGAGCTTATTACTAGAGTTGCATCATACTATGAGTTTGCTAGTATTTTTGGAGATCTTAATCCTCTTTATCCAGCTACTTATGGTGTAAGTCAGTTTTTCCAAAATGGTGGAGGCGAACTCTATGTTCGTCGTGTAACTAATGGTGCTGCTCTTTCATCAGCAAATGTTACTTCACGGTCAGAGTTGGCGGCTAACATTACAGGTCTTACTGGTACTGCAGCTTCAGGAGCTACTGCTCTAACACTAAGTGCAGAGAACAAACAAATTACTGTAGGTATGAAAGTGTCTGGAACAGGCATCGATTCAACTGGTGATGGAACGTTTGTTGCTGCATACTCTGGTACTGGAACAGCAGTTACTTTATCTAAGGTAACCTCTGGAGCAGTAAATGCTGGAACAGCACTTACTTTTGCTGCTGGTAACACTACTAAGTTTGTTTCAAAGTACAAGGGTACTGACGCAAACTTACTTCGTGTTCAGCTTACTCCTACTATAACAACTTCTTTAACAACAGCAACTAACGTTTCTTATGCTGCAGGTGTTGTAACTGTTACTGTAGCAAATAGCCTTACAGTAGGTCAATTAGTTACTATTACTGGTGCTGCTGGATTTACTAGCGTTGTAGAATTTCCAATTGCTACAGCCTCTGCTACTGGGTTTACCATTAACACTTTACTTACTGGTTCTCCTAGTGCTGTAACTACTGGCATTACACTTAATGTTTACAGTGATTACTGGACAGTAATTGTTGCTAAAGAAACTGTTAACAATGAATCTCCTGACACATTTAGTAATGACTTGGTACTTGAAACTTACAATAACGTTGTATTTAACAACAAGCAGTCTAGCGATTATATTGGAACAATTCTTGCGTTGCGTTCAGAGTACATTAAAGTAGATGAGTCTACCATTACTGCTGCTACAGCCCTTCGTCCGGCATATACTAATCCTCTTATTTTTACAAGCGGTACAGATGGTTCTGCTCCTGCAGCTGCTGATTACACAGGTGCAAGCAACGCTGTTCTAAAAGAGTTTGATGTACTAGAGCGTCCTCTAGTAGTGTTTGCTCCGGAACTTGGTAACCAAATTACCTCTTCATTTACTGAAGCTAACGTTCAAACAGTACAAAATGCTATGACTACCTGGGCTGCAGATAATGGTAAAGCATTTGTAGTTCTTGATTCTCAATCAGGAAAGACACCTGCAACTATTATTACGTACAGTAATGCCCTAACTGCCTCTAGTAATGCGGGAATGTACTACCCTAACTTCTATGTAACAGACTCAAAGGCTCAGAGTGCAAACGCTCTTCGTTTGGTAGGTCCTGCAAGTGCTGTTGCTGGGTTAATGCTAGCTACAGATCGTGCTTTTGGTCCGCACAAATCTACTGCTGGTATTAGTGCTAAACTTGCTGGTGCTATTGCTCTTGAGTACGCGTTTACTTCAACAGAACTAGATAACTTGAATACCGCGACTAACCCAGTAAATGCAATTCGTAACCTTCCAGGTGCGGGTATTGTTGTAATGGGTGGTCGTACTCTTAAGGCAAGCAGCTCAATTACTAAGTATATTAGCACCCGTCGTTCATTGTTTTATATTAAGCGTCAGATGGAAGTTCTTACTCAGTTTGCGTTATTTGAAAACAATAGCGAAGTTCTATGGTCACGTATTCGTACTTCCCTTACTGCATTCTTAAATGAATATCGTAACCAAGGCGGTCTTCGTGGTGCATCTGTAGAACAATCTTTCTACATTAAAGTTGATGCAGAAAATAACGACGCTACTAGCATTGCTGCGGGTATCGTTAATGTCGAAGTTGGTGTGGCTTTAGAACGCCCTGCTGAATTCGTTGTAATCACCCTCAGTCAAATGACTACTATTTAATCTAAGGAGTTAAATTGCCAACAATTATTAACAACCGTTCTACATTAGAAACAGATCCAATCAGAAACTTTAGGTTTTTGGTTACATTTAAACCTTTAGTTACAGGTGATGCTACTTGGTTGCCAGGAGGCACACCAAAAGTAACTGTAGGATTTACTTCAGTATCAGGTCTGTCCGTAACCACTGACAGCATTCCTTACCGTGAAGGTGGGTACAATACTACTGTTCACCAAATTCCTGGTCAAAGTTCTTTTAGCCCACTAACGCTTCAGCGTGGTGTAGTTTTAGGGACTAGACAGCATTGGGATTGGATGAGGCAGCTATTTGCTACTGTTCAAGGTGGATCAGGAAAGTCAGGTCAAGCAACTAATTTCCGTTGTGACATTGAAATTGCTGTACTATCACACCCTATTGCAGGTTCTGGTGGCGGTAACTCAACATCTACTACTGGTAGCAGTACTAGTTATGATGACCACATTGCTATGAGATTCCAAGTGTACAATGCTTGGCCAACCTCAGTTGCTTACTCAGATCTAAATGCTGGTGACAACGCTATTCTTGTAGAACAGATTAGCCTTGTACATGAAGGTTTTGATGTGAACTGGGCAACAGATCTAAAAACTAAAGCCCCTATTTTTGACGCAAAATAATTAACAATAACCCATAAACAATAAAAGGAATATGAATAGTGACTGAATCAAAAACAATACATGCAGGAGAAAACCCTGATCTAGCTAATTCGCTTGTTGACCAAGCACTAGCAGTAAATGAAACTCCTGTAGAACCGGCAAAAGTAGTTCCGCCTTTTAATAATGTTGTAGTTCTTCCATCTGGTTATATTGGATCAGATGGAAAACTACACACATTAGTTGAAGTGCGAGAGTTAAATGGAATAGACGAAGAGGCGCTTTCTAAACTAGACACTCTGATTAAGATGTGGTCTGGGGTATTAAGTCGTGGAGTTGTAAAAATTGGAGATGAAGCTGTTACTGAGCAGATGTTAGATAACCTACTCATTGGTGATAGAGAAGCAATTGTTTTAGGTGTTTACAAAGCTACTTTTGGTAGTACAGCAAATTTAGACGCTTACTGTAAAGGGTGTAAAGAGTTTAAAACTGTTCTTTATGATCTAGATCAAGATTTAAAAACTAAAGTTCTTGTAGATCCCCGTGCTGATCGTACATTTGAGGTGTATGGTCGTAAAAACAAATACCTTGTAACTTTGCCTACAGGGTCTGCACAAAAAGAAATGGGAGCAGATCCTAATAGAACTGATGCAGAATTAAAAACACTTCTTTTAGAAAGCTGTGTTTTAGAAATAAATGATCAACCAGTAGTTAGTAAACTCCAAGTAAAAGCTATGGGGATTGCTGATAGAACTACTGTAGTTGATGAAATTGCTAAACGTACTCCTGGACCACAACTTGATAACTTTGAAATAGACTGCCCTAATTGTGGTGGGAAGGTGGTAGTTCCGATTACTCTCGGAGCTATCTTTCGACTTTAAAAAAGTATTTAATTATTTAGCGTTAATGAACCAATGGAAAACATTGGTGGATGCATTCCAAGGATGGTCTTTAAGTGAAGTTAAATCCTTATCTCCTAGAGAAAGATTTAACTGGCTTGAAATTGGAAGAGAATACGGAAAGGTAGTGAAGAATGTCCAATGAACCTGGATTAGGTGAAAGTTTAAAAGGTGCAGTTAGCTCTACTGATAAACTGCTCTCAAATTTTAAGCAGTTAGATAAACTAGTCGGCTCTTTAGGTAAAAAACTTAACTCTCTTGGAAAAGCAGCTTCTGGTACGGGTAATACTGGGGCTGCAGGTGGGTTTAACCTTGGTGGAAACGACGCCAGTTTCAGTAATTTAGCTAGTGCTGTGGGAGACAATTTTGGTGGCATGGGTGGTAAAATAGGAACCTTTGGTTTAGTTATGCAGGGGATTGGCAAAGGTCTTAAAGTAGCCGGTGGTATTAGCAATATGATGCCGGACGTTAATGCAACAATGAACCGCATGTCTCAGGGTTATAATGCTGCTGTAATGAATGGATTCAGCGGAGCTAACAATGAGGCTCGTGCTGGATTACAGCGCGGAACTCTTGCTATGATGGGCAATGGACTTACATCTGCTGGCTCAGATATGCAAGTTGCAAATATTATGGCTGCAAGTGGTATCTCTTATAACGCAGATCCTAACAGTACTTATGCAACAAATGTTCGTACAACCGCTAATGTTTCAAAGTATTTAAATATTGATAACGCTACTGCAGCACAATCAATGGCAAATCTTACAAGTGGCGCAACCTCTTCTAATTTAATGCGCAACTTTGGTATCTCTACTTATAACGCAAGAACAGGCAAAGAACGTTCATTTGGAGAAATTGCTGGTGAATTTGAAAGTATGATTTCCAAAGGAGGCAAGTTTACTGCTGAACAAGTCATGTCCTCATATCATCAAGGTGGTTTAGGAGTAAGCTTGGCTGGCTCAGGGTTGGATGATACTCAGCAACAAATGATTTTGCAAGATTTAATGAGTAAAGCCAATACTGGTAAGGGCATTGACTTTGGTAATACAGAAGAAATGGATAAGTTAGCTAAAGATAACCCTATGCTTTCTCAATATAGACTTGCTTCTTCTGATACTAAACAAATGCAAAAAGCCGAAGGCTCTTATAAAACAGGTGTTGATGCGGCAGTAGATGGTCTTACAACTCTTAATGATATGGCTGGAGATCTTGCTGCTTCATTTGGCTTTTTAAAATCAAGTATTGATACGTTTACTGGGCATCGAGCCGGTTCTGGATTTATACAAGCAGTTTCAGCTCTATTTGGCGGTGGCAGTCAAACTATGGGCACTGCTTTTGCATCAGGTGGTATGGGAGGAATGGGCAGTTTAAATGGGAATTACACCAGTAGTTCACGGGGTGGTGGCGACACTTCTACTGTTGTTGCTGGCGATGCTGGAGCTGGTGGTGGTAGTGGAGGATCAGGAGCTAGCTCTGTTTCAACAGGTGGCAGCAGTGCTACAAATGGAAAAAAACAAGTTTCTAATAAACGATTTACCTGTATCAAACCTGTTAAAGGTGGAAGAGTTATTACAGAGTACGGTGTCAAAGGTGACCGTTGGAATGGTGGAGTTCACAAAGCATTGGACTGGGATGTTGGTGAAGGAACTCAAGTAGTTGCAGCACATGATGGAATTGTTCATACTTTTCCTAACCATTCAGGTTCTGAAGTAGGTAACTACATTAGACTTTGGTATACAGGAAATGGTCAAGATAGAACTTTTTCTACGGGGTATGCCCATTTAAGTTCCTTTGATGTTGCTGATGGAACAAGTGTAAAGCAAGGTGACCCTATTGGCAAGAGTGGTAGAACTGGAACTAACTGTGATGGTCCACACCTTCACTTTGAAGTTTGGCGCAATGGTCAACGTGTAAATCCTCATGATTATATAAATGGAGAAGCTTCAGGAAACACTACTTCTTCATCAAATGATTCTGGTGGAAGCACAGGAGGAGATGCTGGATCAGATAGCTCAGTTCAACCTAGACCTATTGCTCTAACTGCTTCAAATGCAGTTAGTTCTTCAAATGGAGTTGTTTCAGGCAGTACAGGTGCTGATTACTATAGTTCAGGAGGTACTGGTGGCGGTGGAACATCTTCTAGTATTGGTGTAGACTCTCTTTCAGGAGGAGCATACGCTTCTAGTCGTTCCGCAACAAACTATTTAACTGTGGGTGGTTCATCTGGTCAATCTCATCCTTTATTAGGTGGGGCACAAACTGGGTCATCAAAACCAAATGTAGTAATAAACTTAACTATTGGAAAAGCAACAGATGCTGAGGCTAAGTTTTTTGCAGGAAAAGTTAAGGCATATCTTGAAGAAGAAACGCTACTTTCAAATATGGGTAGGGTATAATGGTTGACAACAGCGTAATTACCGCCGAAGATGTATTTGAAGCTCAAGAAAATGTAATTCAATTAGAAGCTGAGATTGCTACTCTAGTTGCAGGAAATAAAACAGATGCTGCGGTACTAACAAAATATAAATCTCTTTTTAGCCTCTATGTTGATGCAAGATGGGATCTTGTTTTAATAGATTGGAAAACCAACATAACAAGTAGAAATCAAAATACTGTACCTCATCCTGTAAGAAAAGACTTTGTTAAAACTTCAAAAGAGTTTAAAGATTATTGTGGATTTGTAAACAGTAACATAGGGCAAACACCCACAACTGTATATGTACAAAAATGGTTACCAAAATATGGATCTGGATTAAATCCTGCAAATTCACAAACTATGGGGACATCTCCATATAATAGAGCAACTGGGGATAAAGTAAACTTTCCTATAACAGATTTAAGAGAGCCTGGTTTTGAACTAAGTTGGCTGGCTCAGCAAAGAATTCTCAATAGAAATAAAACATTATCAGGTAAAAGAAGGCTGCTGGCACAAAACAATGCTATTATTAATGATCCAAAAGCGCCAAAGATTAATCTTGTTCAAAACTCTGATGGAACACTGAACACAAATGCAGTTGCTAACTTTAAATATAATGTAGGAAGTGTTAAAGAATCTTACTTATCAACTAAGTCAAACTTTTTAAAAGAATTAACTGCTTATAGTAACAGTAATGCACCTAGTGCAGTAACTAATGCTTCTCAATTATGGATAAATGGAACTTCAAATAAAGGCATGATTCAACCTTGGTTAGAAAAAACGTACCAAGAAGCAATTGCTGCGAAGGGGGATTCAGGAGATCTTCCAGGTGGCAATATATCGCTTACACAGCTTATGAATAATGTTTACGCTTTTCAATTTTTATACAATCCAGCGTCTATAGATATGGTTTATCAAGGTCAACTTGGAGCAAGCATAGATTATCTAGCAAGCGGTAATGACCCGTTTAATGCGCTAGGTGGGCAGAATGTTAACTCTACTATAAGTTTTAACATTCTTATTAATAGAATGCATGATTTTAAATATTATGATAAGGATACTGGTAAAATTGCTAAAGAATATAAAAATTCAAATCTGTATTCTCCAAGACAACCTGAAGAAGATGAACAACTAGAAATATATAGAAAAGGAACAATGTATGATTTAGAGTTTTTATTTAGGGCTGTTTTAAAACACGGAATGCCCTCTTATTTTCATGAAAGAAACTCAAGTGATGGTATAACTGCAGACGTAGGATTTATTATGAGCGGTCCAGTAGAACTTCATTTAGGAACTAGTTTAAGGTATATGGGAACTGTTAATCAGATTAACGTTTCTCATGTACTATTTGATGAAAGAATGGTTCCTATATTTACAAATGTTACATTTGCCTTTGGAAGGTACATTGATTCAGCTAAACTTACCATGGATAGTAAAGTAAATCCTAATGGGCGTTAATATAAAAAGGAAAAGTAGTAAATGATTTATACAGATAGTAGATATGCAACTGGTCTTATTTCTTACGGAAATGATTCTAGATTAAACCAGTCTAACATTTCTGTTTATAGGAAGTTTCCTTCTGCAAGTCACTCCTTCTTTGCGTATGTATGGACTGATTATGACCGTGCTGATCTAGTTGCTTATAAACTTCTTGGGTCTTCTACCCTATGGTGGAAAATTATGGATATAAATCCTGAAATTCTAAATCCACAAAGCATTGCTCCTGGAACAATAATTAGGGTGCCTAATGCGTAGCCCTACTCCTTTAAAGCTTAACAAAAGCGCACGTTATTATGTTGAGTTCCCTACTATTCCTTCTATAAAAAAAATTCCAAAAGATGTTAAATTAATACAAAAACAAAACAATCATGATATTTTAATTCTTAAATTTTTTAGTTCAAATTCTTTTTGGTTTGAAAATTTAAAAACAGGTGTTCCTGTAAAATTTTCTTATTCTCAAGGTCACCTATCAAAAGTTTGGTATGGGTATGTTTCGTTTGTTTCTAACGTACCTACTACGCCAAAAATAAGACCTATAGAAGTTTACTGCATAGGAAGTTCTTTTGTACTAAAAGAAGGAACAGTAAGAATTTTTACAAATGTAACTATTACAGATGTAGTGTCTCAGTTAGCTAAGGAATTTGGGCTGAACTTTATTGGTGAATCGCACTCACGAAAATTTGATCAGTTAATAATAGCCGGGCATTCTTATTGGGAATGGATAAACGAACATGCCAATAAAATTGGGTATGGGGTATACGTAGAAGGTACTAACTTAATTTTTAGACCTATAGATAGTTTAATAAACCAGCTAGTTTCAGAAGCTCCTATTTTAAATTGGTCAAACCCAACTATTTCAGGTTTTACAGATGATCCAAGTAAAACATTAGATTATTTTAAAGTACTAAATGGCGAACTTATTGAGGGATCTACAAACTACCGATCTATTAAACACATGGGTGGAGTAGACCCTATAACAGGGTCTACTACAGGCTTTGATAGTAACCCTAAAGATCTAGGTGAAAAATTACGGTCTAATGTTAGCGATGTTTATTTTTCAGAATTTAGAAGTGATCAGGTAGTTCATAATGATTTAGATTCTAAAACGGCAGCTGAGGGAGCGGCTCACTTAGCAAGGTTTAACTTACCTGCACATGCAACTGCAAAAGGTGATCCAAGGCTTAAACCTTATAGTATTGTATACATTGAAAATACAGGCAAATTAACAGATGGGTATTGGGTTGTAAAAGAAATAACCCATGAGTTTAGTCTTACTGGATTTTACAAAGTAAAGCTAAGTCTTTTAACAGACGGTACTGGGACCAATCAAGAGTACTCTTTTAGACAGGCAAAACCTACAGTTACTGGTATTGTTAATTCAGGACATGTTTTAGAGATTGATGCGCAAATATTACAAACAGAGACTACTAAATTACAACAGTCGGAACTTATTATAAGCGAAGCTAATCAGGGATTTAATAGAACCCCTGCTAGGTGGACGACTACACTTGGAGGAAATTAGCATGATTTTACCAGTTACTTTTACTGAAACTAGCTTATCTTTTCCATTTAAAGTTTCTGCAAATGGAACAATAGCCACCACTGCTGACCACAAAAATATTTGGGCAAATAAAGTGCGTTCAGTGCTTAGTACTTCTTTTCAAGAAAGAGTCATGTTTCCACAATTTGGTAATGAATTAACTGAGGTTTTTTGGAATACTGAGACATTTGCAAAAAGCAGTGTAAATGCATACGTAGCAAGAGCGTTCTCTAATTGGTTACCTACTTTACGTTTAAATGAGGTAATTGTTTCTGACATAGACACCACAGGACAGCTTACAATTTCAATTTCTTATTTTCTACCAAATGATGAACAAGTTGAGACCTCTATAGGATTTGTAAAAATTTCAGGAAACCTACCAATTATTCAGGAGACAGCATGACAGAGGCATCTAGTAATCTACCAATTGCTATTGATTACACTAGTAGAGATTTTTACGCTTTACGTACAGACCTTATAGCTAGAGTAAAAGCAAACCTTCCTTCTTGGTCGGGCAATGACCCAGCTGACATTGGAGTTGCTATTATTGAAGCTGTTGCATACATGGGAGATATTGCAAACTATTATATAGATAGAGTTGCTAATGAATCTTTTTTACAAACCGCTACCCAACGATCAACCTTACTAGGATATGCTAAGAGTAAAGGGTATTCTGTTTCAGGCTATAAAGCCGCTACAACTACTTTGGTTTTTGGAAATTCAAAAACAAGCAGCCTAACTCTTCCAGCACAAACAGTAGTCTATGTAGATCTTTCCGTAAATGGAGGAATAAAGAGAGTAAAATTTACTACAGATGAAGCAGTGACTATTCCTGCAAGCACTGCTCTTGGAGATGCAACTGCTGGGTATAGTACTTATTCAGTTGCTGCAACAGAAGGAATGCCGATTGGTAATGCAGGTGCTGGGTTAACTTTAGCTGAAACAGTAGATGGCATTTCTTATTACCCTATACTAGTGTCTGCTACATCAGGACAACTTGATCAAACCTATAAACTGGCTGACAATAATGTAATTGACTCTTCTTTACGTGTGTATATAAAATCAGGGTCAACTTATGTAAAATGGACTAAAGTATCAGATTTAACGCTGTATGGAAAATCAGATAAAGTCTACACAACATTTATTGATGAAAACAACTATATTAATATCTTTTTTGGCGATGGTGTATCTGGATTAATTCCTTCATCGTCTAGTACTTTATGGGCGGCTTATAGTGTTGGAGACGGTATTTATGGAAATATGGCAGCAGGAACAATTCTTTCTACAGGTAGCCCTATTCAATACATTCCTAGTGGAACTGTTTCTGACTACACCCCTTACATAAGTTTAACTAATTCATTTGATTCTTTAGGCGGAGCTGATCCTGAAAGCAATGATTCTATTAGATACGCTGCTTCGGCTGTTGCTAAGACTTCTTTAAGAGCAGTTACTTTACAGGACTATGAAAGCATTGCACTAAGAACTTCAAATATTGGTAAAGTAAAAGCGTACTCTTCATCTTCATATTCTTCTGTGACACTTTATGTAGCTCCTAGAAGGCTCTCTACTTTACCTAGTGACTACTCTTTTGTAGGATCTGATATATACCCTGGGTATGATCTTTTAAATGCATCAATAACAAATGAGATGACTGCTCTTAAATCTGATGTAGAAAAGTCATTAGTTGGATTTACTCAAATAGGTGTTACTACAACTGTAACTGAAGTGTATTATACTCCCGTAAATTTAGCCTATTCGTATATTTTAGTAGATGGATATACAGAGTCTGAAGTTTCAACTAGAATTAAAACCCAATTACTAGAAACTTATTCTTATAATAATTCTAAAATATCAGACTCTATATATTATGATGCTATTGTAAAAACAATCGTTTCTGTAGAAGGCGTTGCTTCTGCTAGCGTTACTATTCTTGATAGAGCAGGAAACACTAGACTACTTAATTTAACTGGGTATCCTGGAGAAATATTTGTGTTTACTTCTAATAAAATTTCAGGAACAGTGGCTACTAGCTTTAGTCAGAGTGTTCTTGAAGGACTATGGCTCTTATACCACACTACTAATATAACTTCTACTAGCTACAGTTTTGCTTCTGGTTCAGGTGGCGTAACTACACTTACAACTGCTACTAATCATGGTTTATCCACAGGTCAAATTGTTAGGCTTACTGGATTTGGAAACAATGCGTACAATGCTACCTGGACGGTTGCTTCAGGTTCTGCCACAACGACATTAAAGCTAACTACTACTGTTGATCTTGGAGCAACTGGCACGTTAACTGCTGCTGCTGTTCGTCAGGTAGCCACAGCAACTCCTGTTACTGAGCCTTTTGATTCTGCAGTACGCAGTTATCTATTTGCCACCAGTGGAGCCTATAGCGTTCTAGCACTACCTGTTTGTAATGATGGTGTAAGTACCATTACATTTGCTGGTGGAACTGTTGCAACAGGTACGCTATCTGCTCTTAAATCTGTTAATGTTGGTTATAACTATTTCTCATTAGTAGTTACAAATACTAATAGCAATATTAGAACAAACTACGACATAGTTGTAATAAGGTCGTAGTAAATGATCCATGATGATTATGGTAATCGTAGGTTTTACGGCATATACAGGGGCACTGTTGTAGACAATAATGATCCTTTAAATCAAGTAAGATTGAAAGTAAAAGTTCCACAAATCTTGTTTGATCAAGTAACCGATTGGGCATGGTCGGTTCAGCAACCTGGTGTAGCCAGAACCATTCCTCAAATTGGCGATGGGGTATGGGTTTCTTTTGAAGGAGGAGATCCCTCGTATCCTGTTTGGACCGGCTCATTTAAGGCTGCTCCTTATAACATGCAAGCAGGAACTACAACGGGTGGATCGGTAACAGTTACTTTTGATATACCATTTTCTTCTGGCACTACTCCTATAGTCACTGCTTCAGTACTTTCTACTAATGATAAACCAGAAATATTTGTATTAAATAGCGTTACTAATACTGGGTTTACTGGACAAGTTTGGTCATCAAGCGGAACAGTTTCTCCTTATAATAACTTTGTTACAGCTGTAGCAAGAACTGTGCATTGGGTAGCTATTCAATTAACCCCATAATTATTTAAAAATTTAACTGTACCTTTTCTATACCCTTTAAGGACTAACAATGGCATCTGTATCTAAATACAAAAATTCTGTGTTACCAATGACTGGATTAGCTCTGTCTAACTCAACTATTCAGGTTAAGTGGAGTACTCCTTCTACTTATCCTGAAAAAACAGTCACTTTAACTAGTGCATCAGGGTCTGCAACTACAATAACCGTGTCTAGTACAACAGACCTTCTAGTAAACCAAAGAGTGGAAGTAACTAGCGGTACGGGTACTTTTGTTTTTGGAACTATTGTTACCTCAATTACTAGTTCAACAACATTTACAGTAAGTCAGCCTCCTAGCGTATCTTTAAGTGGAGCTACTATTTATGCGTATACTGAACCATACAAGGTTTTACGATTAGTTCGTAATCAGTATGCGTATTCTGAAACTCAGGAAGATGGTCAAATACTTTATGAATTTAATAACTCAGCTAATACAGGGTTAGAACCAATAGAAGTTTTTACTGATGGGGTTACTTCTAGTTTAAGTTCTATATCTTTAGTTTCTGGTCAGTATGCGTACTATAGTGTATGGCTTCTTGTTACTAACACATGGGTTTTGGCAGGAACTTGCACAGTTCTTTTGCCCAAAGATCATGGGTCTTATAATACTGATGGAGACCTTTTAAAATCTAATCATACTAAAATTATGGAATCTCTTCCTAGATTTTTAACTTCAACATCAAATACTGCTTTTGATGAAATAGACGCTTCATCTGATATTTACAAATTTTTTAAAGGAATTTCATTAACTTATGATGAGATTCTTACTTATGCAGATCTTACTATACGTTCATTGCCAGGTAAGTACATGTCAAATAATATGGTTTTAAATGCTTTTAATGATTTAGGAATAAGGGTAACTTCAACATCGCCTACTTTTTATAAAAAAGCTTTAATAGGAAAAATAGAAAGTTTAAAACTTACAAAAGGAACTGCAAGTACTTTGGCTAATTTTGTAGAGACTTTTACAGGTTACAATACATCTGTAAGCGATAGTACGCAGCCCTCTAATCCTATAGGGTTAACTAACCTTTTACTTACAGCACAAGATAGCAGCTTTCATAAAGGTGGGATTGGTGGCTGGAAGAACGTAAGCTATTCTACTCTTGCTGTAGAAGGTGGTAACGTTACTTTAACAGGTGTGTATGGATCAGGAACTACACTTAGAGCGGATGATACAACTGGGTTAGTTGCTGGTCAAACATTATTTATTGCTAGCGGTACAGGTGCTTTTTCCTCTACTACTGCTACTACTATTTCTAGTATTACTGATACTAACCAATTTGTAGTTAGCCTTGCGCCCACAACTACACTAGTAAATGCTACTGTAAGAGCATTATTTTTAGACATTCCAACAGCTGAAGATTACTCTATAAAATCACCTTATAGACTAAAAGTTACTACTAACACTACTTCTAGTATAAACTACAGACTGGGTCCTACAAGTCAAACTACTTCTGTTTATGATTTTCCTAAATATGGAATTCCTATTAGTCCGGGTACTCAATATACTTTTAGTTTTTATTGTAAAGGCGGATCTTATAACCCTAGTATTCAACCGTATATAGTGTGGGGGGATAAATATGGTAACCAAACTGGTACAGATACTGCTACAGCAATATCTACTTCATCTTCTTGGGCTAAGTATAGCTACTCTGTTACTTCTTCTGGGTATTACGTAACAGCCACAGACTACACTTTAGGGTCTTCTTCTACGGTAATAACTTTACCTGTTGGTCATGGCTTTAATACAACAGCAGGTACAAATAAAATTTGGTTAGAAAGTTTTGCTCTTCCTTTTGTTGGGGGGTACACTATTTCTGCGTTTACTTCTACAAGTATAACAATACCATTTGGAATAGCCCCTGTTACGTTATCTACTGTAAGTAGCTCAGGAAATATATTTACGATTACTAGCGGTACTTTAAACGGCGTAACAATTGGTCAAACAATAGCTATTTCTTCTGGAACTGGAACTTTAAACGGTACTACAACAGTAACAGGGATTACGGGTGCTAGTACATTTACAGTAAGCGCTATTCCTACTGTTGCTTTAAGTGGGGCTACTATAACCTTTAGTTACGATAAAAAAATTACAGACTTTACTGTGTTTAAAGCTACTACTGGAGGAGTTAAAGAAGGTGTTGCTCAGTATGCTTTGCTTGGATTTAAGCAGACTAGCGCTACTAATGGAGGGACATACTACCTTGATGCAATCCAGTTTAATGCCGGAGCAGTTAGTAACTTTATTGAGGCTAGAAGCGTGGATATCTATGTAAATCCTAATAAGTATAACTATTTAATTGATCCTACTTTTAACGCTTCTTCTTCTGGATGGTCTGCTCCTGGCAATCCAGGTGGATGGACTCAAGCAGAGTATACAACTCTTACAGGAATACCTTATACAAGTACCAGTAAAATGGGTAAGGTAATTACTAGCGCCTCTACTACAGACTCTTCTAATCCAGATTTAAAAACTGCAGTTCCTACTCCTATTACAATTAACAATACTTACTATACTTTTTCTATATACATTAAAGGTGATGCAGAGTATACTTTAAATCTTGCATTGACAGATGGAGTAAACACAAGCACACCTACTGTTATGGCTGTAACTACAGATTGGAAACGGTTTTCAACTACTCTTTATGTAACTTCTACTGCCACTGGACTAACCCCATATATCTACGGAACTCGCACTTCTGCTGCCGCTACTTTTAGAGTAGACGATGCCCAACTAGAAGAAGGGCAGTCTCCATCAGATTATTTTGATGGTGGATTCTATACTCAAGGGGCAAGATGGACAGGAGCTGCGGATGCGTCTAGCTCATACTTATACATAAATAAAGAACAAAAACTTTCTGAACTATCAGTTCATCTTGATGATTGGGTTCCTATAAACACTGTTTGGATGCTTCGGAGCCTTACAGGAATTGAAGCTATTGGAGTTCCTTCAGCAACTAGTACAGACTCCACTGCCCCATACACTAGTAGTGGCGGCGGTGGCGGGTCTAGAAGCACTACAGTGTTTGCATAGTGCTATACTATTATTTATGGATACTTTAATTTATATACTTATTTCAGGAATGGCAGTAGCTTATCTTGTTGAACTAATCACAGCACTTACAGATCGGTTTATTTCGTCTTGGATTTTAAAAGCAATTTTGCCTTTTCCACTTAGTGTGCTAAGCTTATATGTTCTAGGTCTATTTGGATTACCAATAATAATTTATGGGTTAGCAGCGTCATGCATAGCCCTCGTTGTGGTATTCTTTGTAAACCGCCCAGTAACAAATCAGGTGATACCTGTACGTCGCTAAAATATGGAGCATAATGAACAAGGAAGAGCAGTTTCGTCGTCTGTCTTTAGGACCTTCGGAACTTAAAATACTATTAACCCTAGAATACTTTGCAGACAGCAAAGGGGTCGCTGACCCTACAATGAGCATCTTAGAAGAAGTTACCGGCTATAGCCGTATGCAGATATCACGCTCGGTCAAAACTTTGATCCAAGAAAACTACATCGAAGTTAAGCGCTTAAAGCGCCTTGATGGTTTTAACCATCGTAATGTATATCAACTGCTTAGTAACACTAATGTTACAGTCACTTCCGCGTCGCAAAGCCACAGTAACGCCGATGTTACATCAATTACTAATAAAGCTTTAGTTATTAAGATAGATAAAGCATTAGATACTACGTATCTAATGGAAGGAGAGAAAAAAGTGGTTAATCGTTGGAAAGATGACGATGATGATCTCGCAGGTGTGGGATTGATTGAAGAAAAGACTGTGCAGACCAAGAAGGCGTCTAAGCGTGAACCTAAAACCAGGCATAGCCGCCCTATCGAAGACTGGACTCCAGCAGACGTGGCTACAGAGTTTTCCTACAGGGTTTATCAAGCCTTGCCTGGCATACCTGGGGTTGTCAACACCCGTAGTCTGTGGGGCGCACTAGCTAAAAACCGCAAGCAGTTTGGCGTAACCGCCGTCCTTGAGTACGAGCTTTTGGAAAAATATTTTGCTGATTCTCGCAACATCAACTCGCTAAAGCAAGCACCGGCTTATGCTCACGCTAAGTTCCTAACCTACATTACCAACAACATCCAAGCAGTAGCCTCTGATCTTGGGGTAGAAGATCAGCCAGAAGATATTCCGGTTATTGAGCCAGTCAACAAATACGTTTACTCTTCTGATGGTCGTAGGTTTGACAATTCGATGCCAGGTAGGTTAGCATTGAAGGAGCACGAAAAAAGGAAGGCAGCAAATTGAGTTACGACGTATCTAAAATCGGTGGCGACAAACGCCACGTTATTGCACTAGGGTCTAACATTCCACGTAGGTTTATTGGTATGGAGCCAGCAGACATCGCAGAAATGTCAGGGTCTTTTCCACAAGAAATTGAAGATTGGATTGAAAATGTTCTTAAAGGTAAAGTCATTAAGCAACTCGGTGGCATCGGTGTTACTGGAGTGGGTCTGCTATTTGATGGCGGTCCTGGTCTAGGAAAGACCACTCACGCTGTAGTTACTCTTATGGAGTTAATCCGTAGGTTACCAGAAGACCCTCAAGAAGTTTCTAGGATCTTTGGAACAGGTAACCAAACAGTCAGCCGTAACTTTAGGTCTATCTATTACCTAACCTTCCCTGAGTTTGTTGTTCGCAAAAAAGCGATTATGGAAGCTGACTCTGACACTAGGCGTGAACTATACGAAGAGATGGAAGGCTTTCACGGTCGTGCTAAAGATGACAACCTAAACGTACGTGTTCTTGTTCTTGACGATCTAGGCAAAGAGTACGGTAGCAAATATAACGACGCTACATTTGACGAAGTTTTGCGCTCACGCTATGACAAGGGCTTGCCTACAATTGTTACGACAAATGTACTCCGTGAAAAGTGGGCAGCTCAATACGGTGAAGCAATGGGGTCATTTGCTTATGAAGCGTTTGTTCGCATCCAGCTAGGTGCAAAAGACTTAAGGAAAAACGGCTAATGGACATTGAGTGGAGGACAATTCAATTTTTTATTTCTTCCAGCGGTGTGTGTGAAGTTCAGTCAGATGATGCTTCTACAAAAAAACTCCGTTGCACTTGTAGGGATTTTGCAGTTCTTGCTCGTTGCAAACACGTCAAGTTTGTCAAAGATCGTATTGGACAGACAGGCACTTACACAGTTAAACTAGCCGAAGACACAGATGATGAAAACGTAGTAGCTGCTATGTACAACACAGAGATGTTCCGTAGCTTTCTAATACATCACGCAAAGATAGAGGTACTTGAATGAAGGGTGGAGACATCAGCAATGACACACCTCCAAAAATTGTAGTTCTTGTTGACGTAGTTGCTACTTTAAAACAAGAAGAGGTGACTTCAGGATCTGGTCTATTTAAAAAGAAATCTACAAAATCAAGTGTAGATATTAACCTAAAAGAAGTAGCACATCTATGGACTCTTGGAAATAAGTACGGTCTTTCAATAGAGCTAGCTGGTTATGAAGACCAAGGTTGGACAGTAGAAGACCTTGAAAAAGTAATGGACACACTGGAACGTAAAGTTTCTAACCCGTTTAACTATGCAGAAGTGTACGCAAATGTAGAACAAATGGTTTCTTTACTTCCATATAGGACTAGTTTAAAAGGAATTGTTGACCTGCCGGGTCGTGTTGCAAGGTACGGCTCTTATGGTGTAGAATTATCTAATCTCTAAGAAGGAATAAGAAATGGCATACGATAACGAATATCGCTTAGTAAGTAAGGTCATACGCGACCGCAACATCATACCAGTAATTGAAATCGGTATTAAAGACGATTGGATTGTTGATGATGACCTTCGTCGTATCTGGAAGTTTGTACGTGAGCACTATGTAAAATATCGTGAAGTCCCTACAGCTACAACTGTACAAGATAACTTTCCAGCGTTTAAAGCATTAGATGTACAAGACAGTATTGACTACCTCATTGACCAGATGGTTGCTTTCCGTCGTCGTACTTTGACTAAGAATGGTATTGAAGACTCTTTAGCCAAGATGGTCGTAAACGATCACGAAGGCGCTCTAAATGAGATGAGCAAGACAGTTACTCTTGTTAACGAACAGGGTAACGTAGGAACTACTCACGTAGATCTTACAAAAGATCCTACTGCTCGTTTCCTAGAGTACGAGAACCTACAGAACTCTGTTCTGCTTGGCATACCAACTGGGTTTGGAAAGATTGACGAAGCAACAGCTGGTCTACAGGGCGGGCAGCTAATTACTGTTATTGCTCCGCCTAAGACCGGTAAGTCACAGATTGCTTTACAGATGGCAGTTAATGTGCACAAGTCTGGCAAAGTTCCTATGTTCCAGTCTTTTGAAATGAACAACCACGAGCAGTCACAGCGTCACGATGCTATGCGCGCACACCTGTCTGCTAAGAATCTACGTCTTGGAAAACTAAACAGCCAAGAAGAAGAGCGCTATATTGATATGCTAGAAGAAATGAAGACCTCTCATCCTTTCCATCTAGTAGACGCAGTTAACGGATTGACTATTGACTCTCTAGTTGCTAAAGCTGAGCAGTTAAAGCCAGACATTCTATTTGTAGATGGTGTGTATCTTATGCTTGACCAAGTAACTGGTGACGCAAACACGCCACAGGCATTGACGAACATTACTCGTGGTCTAAAGCGTGTTGCCCAGGTTCTTGATATCCCTGTAGTTATTACTACTCAGACATTACTTTGGAAGATGAAAGGCGGTAAAGTCTCTGCTGACTCTATCGGTTATTCGTCCTCATTCTTCCAAGACTCTGACGTCATTCTAGGTCTAGAACAAGTTGATAACGATGATAAACGCCGTACTCTTAAGGTTGTACAAGCACGTAACTGCGGACCGTCTGACGAGACCATTACTTGGGACTGGGACACTGGTTGCTTCCATGATGAATCAAAGGCTGACAACTGCGACTACTGCACCCCTTGGAGCGCTGTTTAATGTTTGACGTAGAAGAAACCTTACTTGCTTTAAACATTGACTACACTACTCGTAACGTAGAGGCTAACGCTTTGTGCCCTATGCACGAGCGTATGACAGGTCGTCCAGATGGCAATCCTTCCTGGTGGATCAACCTTGAAACAGGTGCTCACATCTGCTTTTCTTGCCACTACAAAGGCAACCTTTTACAGCTAGTTTGTGATGTCCACGAGTTTTACATAAAACTGCCAGACGGCTCGTACGGGTACGATTATGCTGCAGGTAAGTCCTGGTTGGCAAATGCCTCTGATACCCCCGTAGAGAGGCTCCTAGAGCATTTAAAGGCTATTCCACGGTTCATCCAACCTATACCAAAACCAGTTCCAATGTCAGAAGCTAGGTTAGCCGTATTTGTTGACCCACCTCAAGAAGAACTAGACAAACGCGGTATTTTACTGCCTAAAGCTCAGGACTTAGGTATCCTATGGGATGCCAAGAAAAAGACCTGGATTTTACCATTGCGTCATCCTGGAACTAACTCCTTGATGGGCTGGCAGGAAAAAGGAACTGTTTCTCGTACTTTTATGAACCGTCCAGCAGGTATTGCTAAGTCCACTACCTTATTTGGCGTACAAACTCTCCAAGATAACGAGCCGGTGGTTGTTGTAGAATCTCCACTAGACGTAGCACACATATTGTCAACAGGTTGGAAAGCACCAGTTGTTGCAGTTTGCGGGTCCTCAATGAGCGAAGATCAGGTAAAATTATTAAGGAACTCAAGTACATTAATTGCTGCATTTGACAATCCAAACATTGATAAAGCAGGTAAGAAAGCGTGTGACGAGCTTCAAGTCTTAGCTCGTAAATACGGTCTTATGGTTTACTACTTTAATTATGGAGACAGTAACGCAAAAGATCCAGGCGATCTAAATGCCGAACAAATACGCTGGGGCATAGAGAACGCTAAAGCAGGAATATACGGAGAATCAGCATATGTTTATAGGGACACTGAAGCCATACCAGGTTGAAGCAGTAACTAAGATGGTAGCTAGTAAAAAAATACTAGTAGCCTATGAAATGGGTCTTGGTAAAACCCCTATGACTATTGCAGCAATAGAAAAGCTTAGTTCTAAGTTAACCCTAGTAGTTTGTTTAGCTAGCTTAAAGTACCAATGGCAAAAAGAAATCTCAAAGTTTTCCGACAAAAAAGCTATTGTAATCGACGGTACTGTCTCTCAAAGAGCCGCTCAATACAGTGAAATGCATAAGTATGATTATGTAATCATGAACTATGAACAGGTTGTAAATGATTGGGACTGCATTAAGAATGTTCCTTTTACTGCAATAGTTTGTGATGAAGCAACAGCCATCAAAGGGTTCAGGGCTAAACGCTCTAAAAAAGTTAAAGATCTTTCTAAAAACATTCCAATTAGGTTTGCTTTAACAGGAACTCCTATTGAAAATGGTAGACCTGAAGAGATGTACTCTATTATGCAGTTTGTCAATAAAGATATTCTAGGACGGTTTGATATCTTTGACAAAACGTTTATTGTAAGAAATAGGTTTGGTGGGGTAGAGCGGTACCGTAATTTGTCACTGCTTCATGATACAGTTAAAAAAGCCACAGTTCGTAAGTCTCAAAAAGATGAAGATGTAAAGCCGTTCCTACCAGATGCAGTATATCGTGAGCCTTTAATTGTAAGGCTTGACAGGTCTGCTCAAAAGCTGTATGATTATATATCCAAAGACACAATCAACCTTTTAATAGAAGCTAGTGAAATATTCGGATCAAATTTCAATGTTGCTGCACATTACGGTCAATTATACGACCCAGGTGACCCAGCAAATGAAATGCGTGGGCAAATAATGTCTAGAATTTCAGCTTTAAGAATGCTGTGTTCAAACCCTCAAAGCTTAATAACAAGTGCTGTAAACTTTGACCAACATACTGGTAAAGGAAGCGCCTACATCCATTCTTTAATGGACAAACTAGAAGGTCTTACAAAGAACAACAAATTAGATGCCACACTAGCTTACATAAAAGAACACCTAGATATTGATCCTTCTTATAAGATCGTTATCTTTTCTTCTTACCTAGATTCAGTTAATATCTTATCTACGAAACTTGCACAAAGTAATATAGAAGCCGTAAAATACACAGGAGAAATGAATGCCAAAGAAAAAGAAAAAGCGAAAGAAACCTTTCAATCACAATCCAATACTAGAGTTCTTATTAGTTCTGATGCTGGGGGTTATGGTGTTGATTTACCTCAAGCCAACCTTCTAATCAACTATGACCAACCCTGGTCAGCTGGACTAGCTGTTCAAAGGAATGGGCGGATTCAACGTACATCCTCCAATTGGACAACTATCACAATTCAAGATATACTAGTACAAGATTCCATCGAAGAACGTCAATACGACATGTTAAAACAAAAGTCGAGTGTCGCTAATGCGGTTTTGGATGGAGTCGGTATAAACTCTAAAGGTGGAGTTGACTTAACCGTAGGTAGTCTGATAACATTTTTAACGAACAATCTATAAGGAAAAAGAAATGGCAAAAATAATCGAAGAAGAATCTCGTCTTCCACAAGATCCGGAAGACTTTCAAGCACAAGCACGTGAGTACGTACTGCTAAAGAAAAGCCTAGATGCACTTGAAGCTCGTCAAAAAGAACTACGTGAAAAGCTTTTCGCAAAGCTAGATGTAGAAGGTCAGGAAGACTCTTCTGGTAACGTATTTCTAGAGTTGACCAACGAAATCGAAGGCATACGCGTTATTGAAAAACAGCGTCGTACTTCTCGTAAGCTAGATGAAACTATTGCAGAAGCAATCATTACCGAAAAAGGTCTAGAGGAAACTCTATATAAAACCATTCGTGTTATTGATGAAGACGCGATTATGGCTGCCCACTACAACGACCAGCTAAGTGAAGACGAGATCGATCAGATGTTCCCTTCTAAAATTACCTGGGCTTTGATGACAAAGAAGAAGTAGGGGCATGTCAGGTATACGTAGTGAAGAAGAACTCTTAAAAGGATTTGAGGGTCTTGATCTCGTACCTGGATCCAAACAAACACGCCGTCCAGCTTCAACTGAAACCGGTAAAAAGCGTGGTAAGCTTTCTAAAGATTCTAATGGTTGGGATGAAAACCCAACCATTAAATCTTTGAAAGGAGTAGAGACAGAAGTGTTTCCTATCAGTGCGCTAGCAAAAGCGCTTGATAAGCAAATTGTCACTATTCGCCTATGGGAAAAGAAGGGTTACATTCCTATTGCCCCATATCGTTTACGCTCTAAAAGTCTTAAAGGGAATAAAGTAATGGGTAATCGGGTTTATACTCGTGCGCTTATTGAAATTACCATTGAGGAGTTTGCAAAGCGTGGACTACTAGGTTCTGCTCGTGTAGAGTGGAGCTTGCATCCAGACCTGACTGACGTACTTGTCAAAAGGTGGAAAGATGTGCTACAATAATAATTGAGAGTCAGTTGACCTCATTACCAACCGAGACCGCAAGGCTCATTACCAATAAGGAGATAGTCTTATGACTATTGAAAACCCACAAGTCGATGCAAACTTCTATCTAGAAGATTCAGAAGACGCATCTGCAAAGCATGGCACTACCGTCCAGTCAGGATGGGCAGCTGCTGAAGGATTGCTAAAGCCAAAGCGTGCTAACGGCAATTACCCAACCGAGTTCCGTTTTAGTGAGGAACTACAGCTTGTTCGTTTCTTGGACAACGAGCCATACATGGTGTACCAGCTCCACTGGATTGATCGTTCTGAAGGCAAGAAGTCTTTTGTTTGTCTAGGTGACGAGTGTCCACTGTGTACAATGCTTGGTGACAAGCCAAAGCCAAAGTTTGCATTTAACATTCTTGTCTTGAGTGACGAGCAGCCTAACGTGCAAATCCTAACTGCTACAACTCCTCTAGCTCGCCAGTTGCAAGCTGCTAACAGCCACCCAGTTCGTGGTCCACTTAGCAAGTACTACTGGACCCTTGGACGTCAGGGCACCGGAGCTTCTACACAGTACTCCCTAGAACGTGTAAAAGCTGCTGACCTTGCTGAAGAGTGGGATCTAGATCCTGAGAACGTTGAGGCAATTGCTTCATCAGCAACAATGTACGGTCAAGAGGCTGTCTACATTACACCACGCGCTGAACTTATTCAGATCGCTCGTTCTCTATTGAACTAACCCAAAAAAACCCAGTAGTTTAAGGATTCTTCCTTTCTTGCTTTAAACTGCTACCTCCGATGGGGGCTAAAGTGTTTGGTCCTTTAGCCCCCATCATTTCTTCCTAGGGACTTATGAACATTATTACTACTAAAGAACAACTCCAAGAGTTTGTTGACGCGTATATGCGTGTAGACGCCTTTGCGTTCGATATAGAGACCATTGGCGAGAATAGGCTACACACAGTCATTAACGACGTTTGCTGGCTCTCATTTGCCACTGAAGGACGCGTTGACGTGATTCCTATGGGTCACCCTAATGGTGATCTAATTGACTATACAAAACCACTTCTGCTATCAGGAGAAAAGCGCCTAGCTGCCGGTAAGCCACTCCTTGAGTCTAGTTACTCATCAGATGAGCGTAAGTGGATTCCTAATTTTACTGAGCCACCTGTTCAATTGACTCGTGCAGAAGTATTTGCTGCAATTAAGCCACTAATGTTTAGTGACAAACTAAAGATCGGTCACAACATTAAGTTTGATCTAAAGTCTGTTGCTAAATACTTTGGCGGAAAAGTTCCTTCAAAGCCGTACTTTGATACATTGATGGCTACATTTGTTATTGATAGCCAGGAAAAAGATCTTGGTCTAGCTGCCTGTGTTAAGCGTGAAGTCGGCATTGAGGTTACTAAAGGTGTAGGTGCTAATATTGCTCTACATTCTTTTGCTGATGTTGCAAAGTACTCAGGTATCGACGCTGACGTAACCTGGAAACTATACAAAGTGCTAAACGCAAAACTAGATAACAAGTTGCAAAAGGTATGGCGTCTAGAAATGGATGTGCTGTCTGCTTTGTGTGACATGGAGCTAACTGGTGCTTACATTGACCAGGAAGCATTAGCATTACTTGCTGAAGAAATTGAAAAAGGAAAGCAAGAAGCAGAGGCACTTTGCTACAAACTAGCAGGAAAAGCATTTCCTATTAACTCTGTGCAAGCAAAGCAGAAGCTGTTGTTTGGTTCTGTTGACGGTGCAAAGCCTCGTCTAAAGCCAAACAAAGCCTTTAAAGCGGGCTTGACACCAAAAGGTCATGAGGCAAACAAAGCCGGTCTAGAACTAACTGAGGCGCACTATTCAGTAAGCGCAGAAGCTCTAGAAAACCTACGTGGTAAAGATGAGCTAGTAGATGCATTGCTTCAATACCAGGATCTAAACAAACTAATGACTACTTACGTAACCCCTTACACTGGTGGTGAAGTCAAGCGCGTTACTAACGGTAAAGAAAAGATTACAGAACGTGAAAGCCTTCTGGTAAATGGGCGTGTGCACACTAACTTCAAGTCACACGGAGCAGAAACAGGGCGCTTCTCATCTAGCGAACCTAATCTACAAAACATCCCATCATCAGGCGAGTATGGAAAGATGATCCGTAATTTGTTTGTAGCCCCACCAGGACACAAGTTAGTTGTTGCTGACTACTCTCAGATTGAACCACGTATTATCGCTGCATTTAGTCAAGACCCTATTCTTATGCAGAACTACCTTGATGGTGGAGACATATACACAACTATTGGTGACACAATGGGAGTAGACCGTAAAGCTGGTAAAGTTCTTGTTCTTGCTATTTCATACGGTGTAGGACCTGATAAGATTGCTGCTTCTATTGGTTGTGGAGTTAACGAGGCTAAAAAACTTCTACGTGACTTTGAAGCTAAGTTCTCTAGTATTCCAAGGTACAAAGGTCGTGTTGTTCGTAAAGCAAAAGAAGTAGAGCCAGTACCTTACGTAGAGACCCTATTTGGTCGCCGTCGTTATCTACCAGACCTTAATCACCAGGACTTTGGATTAAAGTCTCGTGCAGAACGTCAGGCATTTAACACTAAGATCCAGGGTAGTGCTGCCGACGTTATGAAGCTAGCTCTTATTCGTGCACACTCTTGTTTTGTTAACGCACCAGAAACCAACGTTATTCTGACAGTACACGACGAACTTGTTACAATTACACCAGAAGAACTTGCGGATGAAACAGCAGAAGCAATTCGCATTTCTATGGAAGGCATCAAAGTAAAAGAGATAACAGTTCCACTTATTGCCGATGTAAAGATCGTAGACAAGTGGGGAGAGGCTAAATAATGAACGAAATATTTATCTGCACTGGATGCTACAGCACAGAAGGATCAGATGATGGAGGAGACTACTGCGATATTTGCGAGTCTTACAAGTATTTTGCTTGGGTAGAAGCAGGCAATGACGATGAAGATTTTTAAAAAGAAACCTAAAGACCGTGTTCCTCCAATGGCTGAAATAAACAATCGTATTCGTGGATTTATCATGGATTCACAAATACAGAATAGTCATGAAATTTCATACATTCTTGGTCTTCCTGCACTTAGTGATGAAATTGCTGAAAAAGAAGAGCAGGTTAGTGATGATCGTATAGAACGTATTGAATACCTAATTCCTATTCTTTATGCACACGCTCACACACTAGCTGAGGCATCTATTGAGTACCAAAAGTCAAACATTGAAAATTCCGATGCACTTCCACAAGAGATGTGGATCTTTGGACGTAAACTACTAGAACAAGTAGCTTTGTCTGCACTAATGGGGTCAACCTCACAGCTTATTGATATGGGACTATTAACAATACCAAAAAGGATAAAAAAATGAGTTTTGTAGAATTTTGGTTTATAGCTATAATGGCACTAGCAATTGCTGCACTAATTCAAGGAGAAGAAAAATGAGTATGGTAGAAAAAGCAAAACTTCACGTAGTTAAAAACCACTGGACACAAGCAGGTGAAGATAATGAACGGACTCGTATTATTAATCTGCTTCTAGATCAGAATATTATCAGGCGTTGTGCCGCTACAGACAAACTTGTAGCGTTCAATACTCACGGAACTGAAGTTGTTTATATTAAAGACTTGGAGACCAAATGAGTAACGCAGATTGGTGGGCTAAAAAGCTGGGAAATCAACCACAGGTACAACAAGGTCGCCCAGATCCAACTCCACCTATGCCACCTAGCCAACAACCAATGGCTACGATGCCTTCCTTTCAACCACAGCAATCGGACATCTCTCGCCTTGCTCCCTCATCTAAAAGCACTGCTACGTGTCCTGACTGCGGGTCGGGCAACTTTATGGCTCCTACGGCGCAAATCGCGCCACGCTGCTATGACTGTGGGTATCCCGTACAGCAATCAGGTTCACGGTTTGGTGGCTTGGCTGGTGCACACGTGGAAGGTGCGGTACAGCAAGCGACAGGAAATGATTCAACAAATAACTGGAACCCACAAGGAATTATAGGAAGCGTTTAATGGAGATTCAACAAATACGCGATTTGGTGTTTTTAGAAATTCGTGCTAAACTAGGTCAAGAACTATTAAAACAAAACGTTATCGAAACATCTGATGGAACACTTGGTTGGTGGAAAGATGACTTTAACTTTGTTTCTTTCTACGACGTAATGGAGTCTATTCGTGATTAATGCTGATGTATTAAAGATCATAACTGCACTAAATAAAAAGTATGGAGAAAACACAATTGTAGTAGGAAACAGCATAAAGAATGATCTTATTCAGCGTATTACTACTGGTTCAACTACTTTTGATTACGTCCTGGGTGGTGGGTTTCCTGCTAACCAGTGGAACGAGCTTATTGGTGAACCGTCGCACGGTAAGACAGCAATTGCTCTAAAAACCATTGCAGCAAACCAAGCTCTAAATCCTGACCACCTGACAGTATGGGTAGCTGCTGAGCAGTGGGTACCAGAGTATGCTAAAATGTGTGGTGTTGATTCTAGTCGCGTTATTGTTATTGAGACAAACGTTATGGAAGAGGCTTACCAGGCAGTAATTGAGTTTGCTGAAACTAAAGGCGTAGACGCGATTGTTATTGACTCTTTACCAGCTCTTAGCCCTATGCCAGAACTAGAAAAAAACATGGATGAGTTAACCGTTGGTAAGGGTGCTCTTTTAACCAATAAGTTCTTTCGTGTAGTTGGTCAGGCAATGAAGCGCAGTCTCGTAGAAGACGAGCGTCCTATTTTAGGACTGATTATTAACCAGTATCGCATGAAGATCGGTGTTATGCATGGAGACCCTCGTACAACTCCTGGTGGTGAAGGTAAGAACTATGCGTTTTTTACTCGCTCAGAAGTTCGCCGTGATGAATGGATTGAAGCTGGTTCTGGCACAAATAAAGTACGTGTAGGACAACGCATCAAGATCCGTGTAATTAAGAATAAGACTGCTCCCCCACAGCGCATTGCCTACATTGACTACTACTTTGCCCCACACTCTATCTATCAAGCCGGTGATTATGACACAGCTAAAGAAGTAGCTGCTATGTCTATTGTCATGGAAATTGTAGACCGTAAAGGTGGATGGATCTACTTTGGAGAACGCAAGTGGCAAGGACAAGAAGCATTTTCTAATTCTATTCGTGAAGAAGTAGAGTTGTACGAAGAGCTTCGTTCTAAAGTACTCTCTGCAACTGATAGCTTTACAGGAGAATCTGATGATGAGTAATCCATGGGATAACGAATATTGGCTAGACAATTACGATTTAATGATTGAAGAACAAGAGCGTAATAGGATTATTACTTTTATTAACTCTATTATCGTAGACTTAGAAAAGTTTAATGACGGTGCAGAAGACCTAAAAGCTATTGTTAACATTCTTGAATCAGAGGACTGGGCACTTGGATATTAACAACTTTAGTATTATAGACTTTCATTGGTCACAAGAGCTAGAGAATGAGTACACCGAGTACATGTCAAAGTGTGAAGCTCAAATTGATCGTGACTTTTATGAAGAAACCGATTTAGAAGTAGAAGATGAGTTTGAAACATTGTCTGGTCAGCCATTCTGTGGTTGTGAAACCTGTTATGTTCGTGAAGAGCTGTTCTTTTTAGTCCCTCGTATAATTGAAGCCTATAAAAAAGGGCAGATAGTAGTTCCAGAAAATGAAGAGTGAAGGTCAAAAGCAGTCTCAAAAGCATGAAAAGCGTTTAGCTAAAGCTATTGGAGGAGCTACTACAGCTGCTTCAGGTGCCTTTTGGTCACGTAAAGGTGACGTACGCAATGATGACCTGTTGATTGAGCACAAATGGACAGGTAAAAAGTCTAAGACACTCCAGTCAGCAGAGTTGAAAAAGATTGTAAATGAAGCTATAATGGACGGACGGTTTCCAGTATTTGGAATCCATCTAGATGGTCAAGACTATGTAATCGTTTTAGAAACAGATTTCTTAGAGCTATGGAACTCAAAATAATGGATGGTTATTTAGAACCAACTCATCGTCTAGACTGGATGGATAAAGCTAGGTGTAAAGATAAAGATCCTACAACAGAGATTTTTTTTCCTCCTAGAGACAAAGCCAAGTACTCTAAACTAGCTACACAAGCTAAAGCAATGTGCTTAGGACCTAATAACACAAGTCCTTGCCCAGTTCGTAAAGAATGTCTGTGGTTTGCTGTAGAATCAGATGAGCAGCATGGTATTTGGGGTGGCATGAGCCACCGTGAACGCAATGCTTTAGTCAGGAAATGGCAACGTAAGTTCAAGGATCAGATGACCTTGAAGGAATATATATTTCAAATAGATAAGAAGGAATACAATAATGGCAGTAAGTAAATCAGAACTACAGAAGTTCCTAGACGCTAAGAAAGCACCTACACGCCTTATTGGAGATATTGAACGTCACCTAATGCAGCGTCCGGTAGGTGACCGTAGTACTACCGTGCTTCACCCATCTGAAATCATTAAGCGTGACTGGTGTAAGCGTGCATCCTATTTCCTATTAAATGGTCACACCAAGATTGCTGAAAAGCCTAACCTACGTCTACAAAGCATTTTTGATGAAGGTCACGCCATCCACGCTAAGTGGCAACGCTGGTTCCAGGAAATGGGTGTGCTATACGGAAGGTTTGTTTGTACCGCTTGTGACTTTTCCCTATTTGATCTAGGACCTATTGAATGTCCTGCATGTGGTAAGCCGACTATGGAGTATCGTGAAGTAACTCTTGTGGATAATGA